GCTACACATTATCCGTGTGGAGAAAGGCGAAGCCGTTTTGGAAAACGTCAAGACCGGGAGAAAAAGCACTTACGGCATTCAGGCTCTTGAACGTGTAGTCCGGCAATGCGGGTATACGATTAAGAAAGAATTATTGGAGGGCTGATTATGTGGTATGTGTATTCACGGGAAGTCAAAAGCGGCAAGGAACAATTCGTGCGAATGTCATTCGATACACCTGCAGCCGCCATTAAGCACATTGCGAAGTGCTATGAAATCGACAAGGACTTACACCAGATCGGGGAATATTATTACTTCATGAAACAGCATTGAACCGTTTGACCGCTTCGGCGGTCTTTTTTATTGCCATAAAACACAACACCACTTTTTGATGCTGAAAGATGCACACAAAAGGCCCTTGGCGATCATCGTCAAGGGCTTATTTTTTTGCGAAAATTTGAGCAAAAGGAGGGCTTACCGATGCATGAATTTATTGCCCGGCTGATTGACTGTGGAGTACCGCGCAAGGTGGCGGCTTGTGTATGTGCCGATTACGGACGGCGCGGAAAGATGGTTGAGTTGGCACAATACGTGGAAGCGGTGGAGAAGGAAAATGGCAAAGTGGCAAATGTTCTCGAATAACCCAACAGGCAGAAACACCGGGGATTGTTCAGTAAGGGCCGTATCGCTTGCGCTTGATGTAGATTGGGAAACGGCATACGCGCTAATTGCCATGAATGGCTTTTTGATGGGGGACGTGATCAGTAGCAATGCGGTGTTCGGATCGGTGCTAAGACAACACGGTTTTCAAAGGGCGGCTATACCGAATTCATGCCCTGATTGTTATGACGTTGGGAACTTTGCAGACGATCATCGACACGGAACCTTTGTGCTTGGAACCGGGAATCATGTTGTCACGGTAAAAGACGGCATTGTTTTTGATAGCTGGGATTCAAGAAAAGAAATACCTGTGTATGTATGGTATAGGCCGGAAGATCAACCGCCTGATTTGTGATTTCTGTATTTGTAGGCGATTTTTTCTGTATGGATCGGGGCAAATAATTCATTTGTTGAAAGGGTTTTCCCCTTCTTTGAGGCCCTTGACATCCTGCGGTGAGCCAATTTGTAAGGAAAACCTAATTGCGTGCACAATGTTCTAAGACACCACATTTTCCCTTCATACTCCACATACACATTGTTTGTTTTATTCCTTTGCTGTTCATCAAAAGGAACCCAGCGGCAATTTTCAGGGAAATACCCTTTGCTGTTATCGATTCTATCAATAGTCAGATCATCAGTATATCCATTATCGAGTGCCCAATCGCGGAATGGTTCAAATTGTTTGTCCCATTCATCACATACAGTTATCCCTTTGTTGTAATAGGATTCTGCACACTTTGCGTTTGGGTCACTGCAACGTTTTCTCATTGATACCCATTCATGATAAAGCCTTGTTTTTGACATACCGTGTGTTTTGTTGATTCCTTTCCTGTTCTGCGATGGTTTACAGCCGCACGATTGGGAACGGCCATTTATCAGAGTAAATCTCATTACTGATTTAATACACCCGCATTTGCATTTGCAAATCCATCTTGAATTTTGCTTCCCACGTTGTGGAATGTCCTTTTTCAAGACAGTCCAATATCCAAATGTTTTTCCTGTAAGATCGTAGTTTTCCAAATTATCACCCCCATATACATTATACCACAAACCCCAAACAAAGTAAAGAACGGAGGTATACGCATGGCATACAACAACGGATTCCCAATGAATTATCCGCAATTCTACCCGCAGTATCAGCAGCCCTTCCAGGTTCCGCAGTATCAACAGCCCATGCAACAGACCCAGCAAGCGCCGCAACCTTCTTCCCGTATGACGGAAGTATTTCCCGCCGCCAGCGAAAAAACGGTGCTGGAATTTCCCGTAACGGCTGGGAATACGGTGCTGTTTATCGCAACGGATGATAGTTTTACTGCGATCAAAGAAGCATCCGTTACCGGGCAAATCACGATCCAGTTTTACGATAAACGGCCCCCGGCTCCTGCTGAAAAGCCGTTTGACCCTGCTGCATTCGTCACCCGGGAGGAACTGGAACAGCGTCTTGCGGCCCTGTCTGTGCCCGCGAAACGGCCCACGAAGAAGGAGGAAATTGAAGCATGAGTTTCTTCGATAGTTTAGGAAAACAGCCCGCACAGCAACAGGCCCCGGATATGCGGCAAGAGATAGGCAATATCAAGGCCAACCCCGGAAGCTATTTGAAGGGCAAGGGCTTTAATATTCCTTCCGGGATGACTGACCCGAAACAGATAACGCAATACCTTCTACAATCCGGGCAAGTTGGGAGCGGCAGGCTACAACAGGTTATGCGGATGCTTGGACGATAACTTTTGACTTCATCCGTCAAGCGCGCAGACGGTTGAAAATAAAAAACTGAAAGGACAATAACAACATGGCTCTTACGGATGAAAATGGAAACTCCAATGGTTTCGTGATGCCCGTTTCTCCCCTTGGCGGTTATGGTAATCAGGGCGGCGGTTTCTTCGGAAACGATTTCGCATGGGTGCTGCTTTTGCTTTTGATTGGCGGCAATGGCTGGGGCTTCGGCGGTTTCGGCGGTGGCATGATGCCTTGGATGATGGGTGGCATGAATGGCTTCGGCCTGGATTACCTGTATCCTTGGCTCAACAACTCCCAGCACATTTCTGACGGCTTCCGCGACCAGTATCTTAACACTCAGATCGGCGATCTGCGAACCGATGTAAACCGTAGCTTCGGGGATGTACAGCTTGGCATTGCTGGCGTAAACCAGAATATTTGTCAGACCGGCAACGGCATTGTGTCCGCTGTAACTGGCGCTCAGAACGCGGTTTCTCAGCAGCTTTACAACAATGAGATTGCTTCCCTGAACCGCTCTTTTGCGGAACAGACCGCGAACATGCAGGGCTTCAACGGCGTCCAGGCTCAGTTGGCTCAGTGCTTGAAGAAAGTAGTCCGGAAAGTCAAGGACGCTTTCACCTTCGCAAAATATGAAGCAGTAGGCACTTTAGCGGCGTAATCCGCTATGGCAATCGGGTGAATTGCTGGAAAACCTAAGTTTGCGCTTTACTTTCGCATAATTTTGATGTATAATTAAGTCAAAAAAGCGGAGGTGAAGGGAATGTATTATGTGTACGAATGGTATATTGTGGGAACTGGCGAAGTATTCTATGTTGGTAAAGGAACCGGCAAGAGATACAAAGTTAGGAAACACAACAAATTTTTTAATGATATGCTGATACGCTATGATTGCGATAGCAGAATCATAAAGGAATTTGATACCGAAAAAGAGGCTTTTTCCTACGAGTTTGAACGAGTGAACGAACTAAAACAGATCGGACAATGCGTTTGCAATATTTATTCTGGCGGCTTTGGTGGAACCGTTGATTGGTGGACTGATGAATTGCGCGAAAGGTATTCTGAAAATAACGCCATGAAATCAGAAAACCAGAGGAAAAGAATGACGGTAGATAATCCGATGAAGAATCCAGATATTGCACAAAAAGCAAATGCAAATAAGCGCATCCCTGTTATTGTTGGAGATAGAGAGTATCCTTCGATCAAAGCTGTTTGTGGAGAGCTTGGAGTATCATCATCTACCGTAAATAATTGGTGTGTTCGTGGAGAATCGCCAAACGGTGAACGGTGTTATTATAAAAATGACCCGCACGGTGTTGAATACCACCATGCCAATAACGGTCAAGGGAAACCTTTGATTTATAAAGGGAAACAATATGACAGCACAGGGCATCTGGCGCGTGTTTTAGGAATTTCGCAAACAACGGCGTCCAGGTGGTGTAGGCAGGGAAGAGATTCATACGGTAATCCATGCAAGTACATTGGAACAGAGAATCATTATTCCGAAAGCCATTTGCGGCAAAAGCATATTCCAATTACTGTTAATGGGATTTGGTATGATTCAAAGGAAGCTGCGAGCCGTTCATTAAATGTTAGTTCATTTGTTTTAACTCAATATTTGAACGGGAAAAAGCATGACAAAAAATACATTTGCAAATATGGCAATCAGCAGCCAATCCGGGGGAATACCGATGACAGTACCCCGGAAGGTTCAACGACTAACAGGTGAGGACGGTAGACCAATAATCCTGACACGAGTGCCCGACCCCTACCCGCAAGGGAGGGTGAAGATATAGTCTGAACTCACGAGGAAACCGTGAGAAGTATAGGATAAAGAGCCTATACGATAACATAATTGGCTGTGATAACAGAGCGGCTTTGGCTGATACCAAATTCACCATTGCCACCGAGGCTTGCACGACCCGTCAGGCGAACAACGACAACACGCAGAAAATCTTGGACAAGCTGTGCCAGCTCGAATTGGACGGCGTGCGCCGGGAACTGTCTGCAGAACAGCGTGAGAATGCCAATCTGCGCTCCGATCTGATGTACGCCCGTGGACAGGCTTCTCAGGTAGAACAGACTGCGGCTCTGCGCGCTTCTCAGGCCACTACCGCGAATCAGCTTGTGGCTGAACTGCGCTCTTGCCCCATCCCCGCACAGCCTGTATACGGCAACCAGCCTATTTTCCAATGCGCTGGCCCCGTGTTCGGCAATAACGGCGGATGTGGCTGTGCCGGGAACGGCTTTGCCGCGTAACGGTATATTTAATTCTACGGGGCGGGTTTTGGCCCGTCCCGTATTGATAAGGAGAGAATGAAAATGGCTTGCAAAAATGTGTGTAGGCTGTGCAATCACCTTGTAATCTCCGAATCCGTTGAATTTACAGATGGTAATTTGGTCATAACGCTTCCTGCAAATTCTTTTGATAACGGAGAAAAAGTTTGTATCGTGATTGCTCAGACTATCCCCGCCGAAACAACCATTACCGCGCCCGTTGTTATCCAGATTGGGGAAGGAACTGAACAATATCCAATGACTACCCGTTGCTGTGCACAGGTTACTGCTTGTGGCGTGCGCACCCGCACACGTTACGCCACCCGTGTTGTCACATCTGCCGTAGGCGCTACGTTCCGTATGCTCGGAGATCCTTCATGCACACCGAACTACAATCTGCAATCTATCAATGGCACGGCTCCCGCTGCACCTGCGGGCAATTAAGCGAGGAAAGGAGAAACGAAAATGCACGATCTGCACGAACTGAAAGAAAAACTTCTGAAAGAACTTGAAGAATACGGCGGTAACGCCAAATTCTCCAAGGAAGATGTTGAAACCATAAAATATATGGCTTCCGCCATCGACCACATTTGCAACATTGCGGAAGGTGAGGAAGACGGCTATTCCGGGCGTTATCCGTACTGGATGGGCGGTGCTTACGCTGATGGCAACGGTGGTACTATGGGCGGCAATGGCCGTTCTAATCGCTCCATGCGCGGCGGGCGTTCTTATCGCCGTGGCTATTCCCGTGACGGTTACTCCCGTGATGGCGGCATGGTGGAAGAGCTGCGTGAACTGATGCAGGATGCGCCGGACGAACGCACCCGGCAGGAGTTTCAGCGGTTCATCCAAAAGATTGAGAGCATGTAACAGGAGGTAGGGCCGTGATAACTGAACCAGAGATTGACGCGGCCATTGCCGAATGTGTAGGCAAGCGGAACCCTGACGCGAACACCGTCCGGACGTTGGCGGCATTGTACACCATCAAAGAACATCTTTACCCGAAGGAGCCGTTGCAAAAAACGCAACAGCTGGAACGTGCAGAAAACGCACTTTCCAATTATTCATTCGCTCCAGCGCCCGATCAGAAACCCTATGCCATATCGCTATCAAGCGATACAGATTTTGCCCGTGTGATCGAAGGACGCGACCCGGAGGAAATAATGCCGCTGATGGATGAAGCAATGTCGCTCCTTGCGTCCGTGTACCCCGCTTGCTATGATGCGATCATGCACAAGTTGCAATAAATTGCAATAATATTGCAATTAAGTTGCAATTTGGCCCGCTCCGTAATGGGGCGGGTTTTTGCTTGAAAAAAATTATAAAAATCTCAAAAAAACTATTGACAATGTAACACAAAAGTGATATTATATAAATGTCCCAAGGAAGGGACAAAAAAGATTGGAGGGCAACGTCAATGAAAACCTACGAAGAAATCCGCGCCATCTACCTGAATCGGTATCCGCACCTGGCCTGGTGTACCAGCGACAAGAATTTTGCTCAGAATGCGCTTCGCCTGGCTGCTCCCGCCGGAATCACCCCCATGGACACCTGGAATCTTGCAAAGCACGCATAAAGTATAATCGCCTGCCCATGGGCGTGGTACACGGGCAAAAAAGGAGGATGGAACCATGGAAATTGAACAGTTGATCAGAAAATATTCCCTTAGTCTTGGAATTAACCCCAAGACAGGCGAAGAAGGGCTTATTGCAAACCTGAACGCCGTCAAGCGCGATAACGTGCGGGATGAAATTGCTGCAAAGAAGCAGCAGATCATGGACTACCTGAAAGCGGAACGCGCCGAGAAGGAAAGGGAAGCAGAGAAAGCGAAGCGCAAGGCGCAGGAACGGCAAGAACGGATCGCAGGCATCGAAGGACTGAAAGAAATCCAGGATGCTATCGAAGACTTGAACCGCTGGCAATATGAATTTGAAAAGTCCTTTGACGATGTAGGCGGCTTGGGCGTCCGGACAATGCCCAAATACGATATAAAGGCTATGCGCGCTCAATACCCCCACGCGGACGCCTACCTCAAAGCCGAAGAAGAAGCAATGAAATCCGACTACGAGCTTTCCGCAATCGGGAGAAAAGCCCTCGATGAAGTGATTTTCGGGGATTACGTCCAGGCAATCGCCACAATGGAAGCCGAAATAAAAGCGTTTGTGGATCGCCACATTTGGGACTGATCACGGAGGAGGAAGTCATGAAAAAGTGGGTACTAATTGATTGGCGGAAGGACAATCTTGAAACCGAAACCACCCTGGAAGCAAAGACGCGGGAGGAAGCGCTCGCGGAAGCAAGGATAAAATGGCGCAAGCTGTCAAGGTACGATCAAAAAAACCGCGCTGACTTCTATGCGGCTTTTGTCGAAGTTTACGAGGACGGATGTGCTGACCTGGATTCTGAAACTGACCATATCAGCATGGAGGAAATCACAAAAGATGAATATTGATAACATGTTGCCTCTGACAGAATACGCCGAACGGCACGGCCTACTCCCAAACACTGTGCGGCACAAGTGCATTCGGGGCACTCTCCCAGGCGCGGTGAAGATAGGACGGGACTGGTTCATTCCCGCTGATGCGCCGTATACAGATAACCGCATAAAATCCGGGCAGTACATAGATTGGCGCAAAAAGGCCCCTGCTGAATAAGCAGGGGTTTTGACTACCATACATAATTTTCAATTGTATTTTCGAGTGTTCCTTCCCCTTGTTCTGCAAGTCTGATGAAATCAAGCACTTTTTCGCTCCATCCGGCGATCACGTTTGTTTTTTCGCCGTGGAATTGCTGCGTGCCGTACCCTTGCAGATCAACCGCATGTACCCAGATGTTATTGCTGGATTTGCGCCGGTATTCATCTGCAAAGGCTTGAACGGGCTTGTTCCAAAAGTTTGCATTACACTGATTATCAGATATAATGATTACACGATCAGCTTTTATGCCGTCCGTTATCATCTTTTCAAACGGAAGTGCCATATCGGTTCCACCGGAAGCACGTGCTTCTTTGGTGCACGCGTACAATACGCCGTAACGCCCAGAAGGATTTATTTTGGTAATTGCGTTATTAAATACATATAAAATGCTGTCTTCGCAAATTCTGTTAGCGATCAGACCAAGCATCATTCCGATTTCGGAACAGAATACTTCAGAATTTGCGCTGATTTTATCGGACATAGAGCCGGAAACGTCCACAGCAATAACCGTTGTTCCGGGGATTCGCGGCAGATTATCAATAGACGCATCAACGGCGGATTCCAGGCAGTTTAGGACCCGGCTTGATGCTATATCCGATACGGATTTATACGCGCTAAGGAAGCGGAAAGGAAGCTGTTTAGAACGCCTGACAGCTTGCGGGTCTTCCAGAAAGGTATACACCTTTTCCACATTGGCGGGATTCGCACTAATGATATTGCGCAGGTTGCGCAGAGTAGCCATGTATCCAACTTTTCCGGAATCAATTAGCGCTTCCCAGGTTTCTTTTTTGTTGCCTTTTGCGGAGAGCTGAGTTTCCCATGTAATAGGCGTTTCCAGCTTTCCTTCAAGCAGCCGCTTCCAAAGTTCGGATTGTTCATTATTTGCGGGCTTCGGGCGGCACAGGCACAGAATATCACGCATTTTTACCGTGTGCCCTTCGCCTTTGTACTTGGCAAGTGTATATTCATCGAACGTGCAGAAGACGTCTTCCAGGCCCTTGCGCAAGGCGTTCGGGATGGGCTTGCCGAATGTGTTAAGGTAAAAGGAAAGAATCTCCGTGGCATCATCTCCGCGAAGCACAACGCCATTAATAGCCTTTTTCACAAACGGTTTTCCTTCCACTTCATGGGCCAGGTGATCAATCAGCACATGCGCAACGGAACGCATATTGAACACCCGCCGCGCATACACTGCCAGATTGGAAACGAATGCAGGATCGGACTTTATAACGCGCCGGATTGTTTCCTGCATTTCTTTGGAGTTATCCCCATAGAATTTCTTTTCGTTGAAAAAGCTTGTTAGCACTTGCGTTATTAGCTTTGCCTTGTCTGTCATGCTATACGCCGCGTGCCCTTCCTTGTTGGTGGTTCTGATGCTTTCTGCGGGCGCGTTGAATTTTGCCATGATGTTTCCCCCTTTTCAGTGCCGATTATCGGACAAAATAAAAAGCAAACGCGATAAAATCAACAACAGCACATGACGTTGCTCTACCAACTGAGCTACCGCCCGATGTTCGGGCGGGATGGACTTGAACCATCGACACACGGCTCCCAAAGCGAAGTAACTGCTGTTTACAATGCGCGTTTGCTCACTTGTATATAAAGCGGATAAAAACGGGTTCGGTACATTAGCGCTCTATCCAATTGAGCTACGACGCGTATGCGCCGGAAGGGCTCGAACCTTCAACCTCTCGTTTAGCAGACGAAGTAACCGAAGCCTACAATGCCGCTTTATATCTGGATGGGCAAACGGATAAAATCTGATTCTGTATTTGCAAATTTCAAGTTTGATGTAACAGAATCATGCAATGCCGCTTGCAATTTCATTATAGGTGATTTTCTGGCTGTTGTCAATGACTACAAGCTGACTACGAAAACTTTTCTTTTTTTACGCTGTTTTGCTCTATTTTTCTTTTGGGAAAAGAAACAAAAAAGCCCTGAAACGCTGATGTTTCAAGGTTTTCAAGTGGTCGAGGTGGCGGGATTTGAACCCACGACCTTTTGGTCCCGAACCTAATGCGCATCGGCTTTGGAATCCAGCATTTTCAACGGTTCCACGTGAAACAATTCAGATTGACTACCGTTTTGACTACCAAACAGCGATTTTTCCGCATTTCTGAGGGTGTTTTCGGCTTCTTTTCGGCGGGTTTCTGTCAGGTGGGTGTATATCTGCATTGTCATGGATTGGTCGGCATGGCCCATCCAAAGCATAGCTGTTTTGAGGTCAATACCGAAATCATATAGCATGGTGCAGTAAGAGTGGCGCAGATCATGGGAGCGGATTTCTACCGGGTGCCATGGTACGGGTGACCAACGTCGCGGGCGTCCGTTCTTTTTTTCTCCCAGCGCGTACAGGTAACTATTCCAGGCCCGTTTCCATGCTGATTCCGTCATTTGTTCGCCGGAAGCGGAAAGGCATACAGGCCCGTGCAGGGGGCGCAATTCAGCGGCAAGGAGATCGAGCAGCGGAACGACACGAACGCCCGCTTCTGTTTTCGGTCGGCAAAGGATAGGCTTGCCGTCACGCCCAAAACGGACAGCTTCCCGAACACTGATTGTTTTTGCTGTGAAATTCACGTCCCGGTCAATATCCAGCGCCATGACTTCCCCCCTGCGCAGACCCGCGTACAGCATAACCAGTACGGCGGGGCGCAGCTTGTGTTCCGTCTGCTGGATCAGGAGCCGTTCTTCGTCCGTAATTGCCCGGTGGGTGCCTTTGGTGCCTTTGGGCGGGGTGATGGTTTCAGCAGGATTTTTTCTGATTATATCATCGGCAAGAGCCGCTTTAAAAACGCCCTTGATGGTATCACGGGCGCTGTGGATGGTGGATGAAGACATGCCCGCGTAATGCTGATAAAAGCGGCTTACATCGGATGGCGTATAGTCCTCCATTGGTTTATCGCCGATAATATCAAGCCATTTATTGATGATGCGAACATGAGTATTATACGGGCCTGTGGTCAGGTGCGATTTATAGGCCAAAAGCCAGGAACTGGCGTATCCACCGAAATAGGCGCTTTGCTTGGAAAATTCCCCGCGCTTTTCCGCGTCCTTGTATTCTTCCCGCGCTTGCAGGGCTTCTTCTTCCGTTTCTCCGTAAAACCATTGTTCTTTGTACCGGCATGCGAAGCGCCCGTCTTTCCGGCGTTTTAGGTGCTGTTTCTTCTGGCGGGGCATATTACCACGTTATCCTTCCCCGACTGCTTGTGATGGCTCCAAGGCATAGTTGCTTACCGGACTTTGTAAAAACGCCTACAAGCAGATTATAATCGTCATAGAGCGTCCCGAATGATTTTGCGTTTGGCCCTTCGTATTCATCCATCATACCGAAAAGCATACCTATTTGTCGTATAGCTGAGTCGGCAATGTCTTTCGCTTCCGCAACCGTTGGTGTAGAGTCAACAACGATTGCAAGGTTGATGTCTCCATACTTATTGCCCTCTTTGACAATAATACAAGCATCGTATACGCCTGGGATTTCTTCAATCCACCGAACGGCTTCATCAAAAAGAGATTCTTTAATTGCACTTACATCTTCATTAAAAAGCCAGCCGACTTCTCCGAGATAAGTTGTTTTTCCTTCTTCATCCGGCTGAGGAAGGGATTTTGCATCTTCCGCAACCGCGCAAGGTACGACCATCATAAAAACCAGAAACAGGCATAAAAGCTTTTTCATTCTTTTTCCCTTCCTTTTTTAATGCCCAAATTTGGCAAAAAAGCACTTTGTTTGGGAAATTATCACCAGTTTTGCCGAATCGCTTGATTTTTCCCGCCCTGGTGGTGTATGATAATGACGGTTGAAACAAGAACACACGTTTTTATTTGAAAGGAATGATAACGATGGATAACCTGGAAAAGCTTGAAGAAAATTGCATAAAGGCAATCAGGGAATTTTTGGACGAATTACGCCGGAGAAACCCCGAGGTAGTAAAAATCAAGGTTGATACGGATGAGATAATAGCTGGCCTTGCCCCGCGAATGGACGATGAACTATCCAAAATCAGCCATTGGAAAGATGGAATAGCTTAATCCCCTATCTGCTTACAAAGCCATTCATGATATTCATAAAGCATAGCGGATGAAATGCGGAATGAAATTTCCATGATCGCCTGCAATTCTTCCTTGTTGAAATTGGCAATCAATCCATTAACGGAATACCTGAGTACCTTCTCGGAAAAACCTTCACCTTGGCTTTTTATAAAATCATCGAACGATGGCAGCATGTAACAACCCCTTTCTTTGTGTACTCAAAAACAGGAGGGCAAGACGATGGACGAACTACTCGAAAAATTTGAACAGTTGACGGAGGAAAACAAGGTTACGGTTTCCAGGTATAGCCGCAGGATTGGCAAACGGCGTAGGTTTCAAGCTTGCTTTTGGTTTTTTCCTTGCCTTTGGCTTTCGGCAGTACAATGTTTGAAAGCCCCAGTGTAGCAAGCCCAGCAAGGCCACGGGCAGCATTATAGGTGTTCCCGATAAGCCCGTTTCCTGATTTTCTGGTTTTTGACCCTTCTTCAACCATCTGGAAGGATATATCCGTACCACGGCATTTAGGACATTTTGCTGCTTTTGACATTGCATTCACCCCTGAAGAGAATTTTATAAATTAGGAGGGCATTCAAATGACACGGGAAGAATTCACGGAAGCGTATGCAAAACTCACTCCTGAACAGAAGCGTGAGATTGACCGTCTGATTGAGCGCTTACGTAAAGAGCAATCAATTCATCAATCTTCTTCCGATTCTCAGGAATAAGCTGCAAGTAACCTTCGATTGGAAACCCGCCCACCGTTGCGGGCTCTTTTTTTGTGTCTGAATCATCTCCCGATAATTCTGCCGGTGTAGTTTGCAACGCTTCAGCAAGTCTTTTGAGCGCCGGTAGGCTTGGATTGTATTCGCATGTTTCATACCGTGATATTGTTACCCTATTTGCCCCGATCATTTCTCCAAGTTCTTCTTGTGACAAATGGAGTGCTTTTCTGGCGTTTCTGATATTGATTCCGATATTGGCGCTCATATTTTCACCCCCTTTTCTATATTGTAGCCAATCGACAACAAAAAAGAAATAGCTAAATAGCTAAATTTTCTTTAAAAAGGTATTGACTTTTGTAGTTAATTGGCTATAATAATAAGTGTTGAAGCTAATTCGCTACAAGAATTGAGAAAGGAGGGAGCCGATGCTGAAAAACCTGCGGATAATTCGCAAGGCCCGGAAGATGACGCAAAAGGAACTTTCGGATCGTGCGAAAGTGAACCGCATCAATATTTCCCAGTACGAAATCGGCGTGAAGAATCCGAACCTGACAACGGTTCAGAAATTGGCTTCCGCTCTTGGCTGTACTATTGAAGAATTGCTTGGTAACGAGCAAATAGCTGGATAGTTCCCCATAAAAAGTGCGGCCCGCCATGCTGGAACCATGACAGACCGCGAGGGAATAACCGGGTACATTATAGCACCCGGACAATAAAAAATCAATGGAGGGAATAACAATGGTAAGAATCAAGATCGGTGGAACCTGTGACCCGCTGGAACGGCTGCTGATGCAGTTGGTTCAGGACTGGGACGAGTTGGAGCGCTGGGCGTTCCGGTACTACAGCACGGATGAAAAAGCCAAGATCGCGCGGGAAGAAAAGGAAAAGCTGCTGGCAAAGATTCAGGAAATCCGGGAAGGGGCGGGAGCGTAAAATGAACGAACCGAAAAAAGGCGAGTACAGGAGCCGGGTTTATACAGACCGCCCGGATTATGCGGACTTTGAAGCACCAGCGAAATTCACGGCCATCCAGAGCATCATTGCAAAGCGGCTGACGGAACACCCGAACGCGATTTGCAGCTATTCAGGTGGGAGCGACAGCGACATCATGATTGACCTGATCGAGCGCACCCGGAAGGGCTTCGACCTTCCCCCGATCAAATATGTGTTTTTCAACACGGGCTTGGAAATGAAGGCAACGAAAAACCACGTAAAGGCAACCGCTGAAAAGTACGGCGTTGAGATTGAAACCGTAAGACCGAAAATCAACATCGTGCAGGCTTCCCGGAAGTATGGAATCCCGTTCGTCTCCAAGATCATGAGTGCGGGCCTGAACGGCTGGCAGAGAAAGAAAATACCGCTGACCATTGCTGATGAATACAACGAAGCGGAAGACAAGGCCGCAAAGCGGCAGGAGCTTCGGGAACGGTATCCGCATTGTGAAAGCACCATCAATTTTCTGTGCTGCTGCAACAGTGCCGGGGAGCCGAGGCCAAACATACAGCTTGTTATCAATTCATCCCGCTATATGTTGGACTTCATCAAAGAGAATCCCCCGTGCTTTCAGGTGAGCGCAGATTGCTGCACCTACTGTAAAAAGAACATAGCCCATCAAGTGCAAAAGGGTTATGAAATGGTAATTACCGGGGAACGCCGGGACGAGGGCGGCATGAGAAGCGTTCCGAGAAAGGGTGAGGAAAACAAAAGCCTTTGCTTCGGCGAAACGGCCAGCGGACAATACAGGCTTCGGCCCCTATACTATGTGTCTGACGCGGACAAAGCATGGTACAAAGAGCGCTACAACATCCGATATTCTGATGCCTATGAGGTGTACGGCTTGACCCGAACCGGGTGCTGTGGATGCCCGATCAGCTACAAAGCCGTGGATGATCTGAAACTGATAGAACCGTATGAACCGAACGTAGTAAAAGCCGCCTGGGCCATTTTCGGGGACAGTTACAGATACCGGATGCAATATAACGAGTACAAGGCCCGGAGAAACGCAGAAAAGCGCGGTGAAGCGGGCGAACAGTTGAGCATGCTTGAAGGTGGTATAGTATGACGGAATACAAAAAGCTGACGGGAAAAACCATGCCGCCTATTGATAACCGGAAGCGCTTCATTCTCTGGCGCGGCGTGCGTGATACAGACGGCGGGTTTCCATCAACCGCCAAGCGGGTGCAGTACAACGACAACGAGCCGTATATCCGATTTGAAACGATCAACGGCTGGAAGGTGCTTTCCCCCGATGAATACAAGGATTGCCTGTGGGCGGAGATTGAAACGCCCGCGCAGGTTGTGGAACGGATGGAACGGCACGCACTGAGGGAAAGAGAACGGCAGAAGCGGGAAAGGGAGAGCGCATGATGGAAAATCTGCTGTTTGTGCCGGACATCATGGCTCGGTATCAGGTATCAGCGCCAACGGCCCGGAAGATCATGCGGCAGATGCAGCACATGGAAAAGCCGAAACTGGCGGTGACTGAACGGGCGCTTGTGGCCTATGAGATCGAGCAAGGGCAAGGGCCGGGGGAAAACAAGGACGCGAAGAAAAAGCGCGTGAAGGCAAAGAAAAACGAGCGGTTTGTCTGGGTGCCGGGGGTGTCCAGGGTGCCGCTAAGAAATTAGGAGGGCAAGGCAATGACGTTACATTCCTTCGTGATGGGTTTCCTGATGCTGCTCCCTGCGGCAATTGCCGGGTTTGTGTGCGGGATGTTGTTTATGCGCGGATGCTATTTGGCAGTTCTGCGGAAAGAACGGGTAGAACACGCAAGGGCTCAACGGTATGCAAGGCAGGACGCGGAGAAACAACGGCATATCGGATTCGCAATCGGATTCCGGGAGGGAACACGGTATGAAAATTAAGGAAAAGCTGCTGATGATTCAGCAGGAACAGAAACGCAATCAGGAACGGCTGGAAGAATGGAAAAAGCAGGAGGGCAAGACAAATGACAGGTAACTTTGTTGCAGTATGGTATCCGGGAATGGAAACAATCTTCAAAGGCGATCCGCAAAAAGTAGCAGAAGAAATAATGTCTATTGGTGATAGCGCAAAGGCTGAACAGATTTACGAAAAAGCGAAGGACGAATCCACAGAACTCCATAAGTGTTTGGAATGGGATGACACAATCGCGGCAGATAAGTATAGGCTTCACCAATGCAGACAAATCAATTGTAGCTTGCTGATAAAGCGGGATGACGCGCCAGCGGATGAGCCGCAGGAAAAGATACGCTTCTTCTACCACGACGATATTTCAGACGGCTATGTGCCTGTTTTGAAAATCGTAAAGGATGAGGACAAATATCAGGCGCTTTTACGGCAAGCGTACTCGGAATTACGTTCTTTCAAGCAGAAATACGCTTGCCTGTCTGAATTGAAAGAAATCTTTGCGCTGATCGCGTAAATGTTGGATTGTAGGCACGGGAGAGGGCTTGTAAGGCTCTCAACAAGTATAACATATTAGGATAAAAAGTCATTTCCCCTGAGGACAGGATAAGATAGGACAAGCAAGGACAAAATATCTCATTACATTATATGCAAGCCTTCTCCCGTGCCTACAATAGAACAACAAGTAAGAACGCAATGAGCGAAACGATAGGACAGACCATGACACGAGAATAAAGAACACGACAGAGCAGGACAGAACATGAGCAGTTGTAAGGGCTTATAGCCCTCAGCACAGGAAAGCAAACTTAAAATAAAGCGTAATATAGGATAGCTTACTACAGAACAATATAAGCCCTTACAACTGCTCATGTAAATGGGCAAGCTCATAAAAATATCGCGCACGATAAAACAATAGCGCAGAAGGTAGAAGAGAACGTTAAAGGACACGAAGATACATTACAGCATATCATAGGCTCATGCAAGGGCGGAGGCCCTAAATAAAGCAGAAAAAAGCGACATTCTGACAAGGACAAAACAGCGGAATATAGGACACTTCAGGAAAGTACAATATAAAATATCCGCCTTTGCATGAGCCTATGGTTCAAAAATAAAAAAATTGGAGGGCAAGACAATGAAACAAGAAAAAGGTATCGTTCTGGAAAACATCAAGGTAAAGCCTGCGGAAGTGTACATCGAAGGGACAAGCGATCTTGTACTCAACAAGATGAACGCAAGGAATATCCGCACATTGATTGCGGAAGACCGAAAGAAAATCCGCGAAGTGCCGAACCAGTGGGAAGACGTAATAACCGCCATTAATTGGCGCGATCCTCTCCCTTTTACTGATACCTACAAGGAATGTACGCAGGAAGCCATGCTTAAGCTGCTCAAAGAAAATGCGCCTTGCATTTCGGCTTTTGGTCTGAAAAAGTCATTTGGTCAGGCCGTAGTCCGTAACGAGATTGACAAATACAGCACGAAATTTGACAACGCTATCAACATTTCCGCGAACATGGGGCTTGTGCCTATTACCTTTACGACGTGGGCGATTGATGAACGTCTCATGAGCCCAAAGCGTGGTGCGCCGATCACCGTCCGTCTGAATCATTTCAGCGGGTGGAAAGCACATTTCACAATCAATTACACTGAGCACGTTTATAGCCTTGAACAGATCGTGAACATTATCAACCTTGCCGGATTTGGCCTTGGAATCGGAAGCGGGCGCACAAGCGGCTATGGGCGATATAAAGTAGTTGATGTGAAATAAAAAACCCAGCGCCGGGAAGTGCGCTGGGCAAATGTCAAAATCGAGGGCAATCGACAAATGACATGTTAAGTATAGCACAAGGGAGGGTAAATGTCAAATGGCAAGTGTCACGGTAAATTCTCAGATTCGGATACCGATTGATTTATACCAGTACATTCAAACCGAATCTGACCGGATGGGGATTTCTCAAAACGCGGTAATGCTGATGCTGATGGATATGGGGCGCAGTTTGAAAGAAGCTCCTATTACTCGGCAGGTGGAAGAACGATAGGGCCATGTTGCCCCTCATAAGCAGCTACAGCGGCTTTCAGGAACATTTCAAGTTGGGCATTTGTTGAACGCGCTTCCCGATCAGCAATGATTTTAAGCTTTGCCCATGTTACCTCGTCAATACGGACGTTTGTAGACGTTTTTCCGGCTTGTTTCACAAAGACCACCTCCTGCTACTATCTTACCACCGAAAAATTATTTTGTCAAATTGCTAAAATAGTAGCAAAATAGTATTGACATTTATAATTGTTAGTAGTATAATAGTAGCATAAAAGAAAGGGAGGGCAAGACAATGACTACTGCGATGGAAAGAACCTGGAGCCTGTACGAAGCCGAAAAAGCGACGGGAAGCGCTGAAACGGCTGAAATGATCGGCAACGCCTACACGGTGCTTGATCAGATCGAGCTTGGCAATGTGGAAGAAAATTTCGCTTGGAATACCTACTACGGCATCAGCAAGGCCATCACCAAGGAACTGATTCACGGCGAAGAAACCAACGCCGTCAGCGCCTACCGGATGCTGGAAGAAGCGATGGTAGAAGCCGGATTGCTGGAAGCGGACGAAGAACCGGAGGACGATGAAGAAGATTTGAACACTTCCACCAATTGGGACGAATGGGCCGCCGATCAGCGGTTTGACGCTTACCGGGAAGACCGGATGGCCTACGAAATGTAAGGAGGGCGAGAAAATGAAGCTGCTGATAATCGCTTCCGTAATCGCCTTTGCAATCGTGCTTGTTGGCGCTGAGAATGAAACGCTGGAAGATAAGGCCGAAAGCCGCTGGGTGAATCACCTGGCGGCAGAAAGCCGGAAAAAGAAGAACGGACGCAAAGCCCGGTACACCAAATCCGGGTATTGGTATTAAGGAGGGAAAGGCAATGACGGTTTTTGAAACGCTGAACGGCGTAAACGTGAACGGACACACGGAAAAGAAAAACGGGCTGACTTACCTTTCGTGGGCTTGGGCCTGGGGGGAACTGCTGAAACGCTACCCGGACAGCACTTATACGGTGTATGAAAACCGGGACGGATGGAACTACCACACGGACGGGAAAACGTGCTGGGTCAAGACGGGCGTAACGGTTGACGGGAAAGAGTACATTGAAATGCTCCCCGTGATGGACTTCAAGAACCGGAGCATCCCGGCAGATGCGGTGACAAGCTTTGATGTAAACAAAGCGATCCAGCGGAGCCTTACGAAAGCTGTTGCGCGTCATGGCCTGGGCCTGTACATTTACGCCGGAGAGGATTTGCCGGAGGGCGAAGATATTAAGCCCGAACCGCTTCCTGCTGACGCGCTGAAACCCGGCGAAAAGATGGATTTGCCCCCGGCAGGGAGTTGGAACCCGATGAACGCAATTGGCCTTTACTGTAAGCGGATGGGATTGAAGATGGCTGATTTCGGGAACATGCGGAACGCACTTGTAGCGGGCGGCGTTGTAAAGGATATTCCGAGCAAGGAATTGAAACCGGATGATTTTGATGAACTGTGCAGGGCGATGGAAGCCAATTACCCTGATGCGCTGAGGAAAACGGCATGAAAGGCAAGCTAAAAGACCTGACAAGGAATATGGACGGCTCCTGGAACCTGACAGTCACCGTAAATGGTGACTGCCGGGCCATCTGGGACAAGTACCGGGAAAAAGATGTAGATGTAGACGTGAAGCAGTACCGGGAAAAGCGGAGCCTGACAGCAAACGCCTTTTGCTGGGCGCTATGTTCTGACATAGGGAAAGCCCTTCGCCCTCCGCTATCGAAAGATGACGTATACCGGAGAGCGATCCGGGCAGTTGGCGAATATGAACCGTTTCCTGTGAAGGAAGCCGCCGTTGAACGTTTTCAAAGCCGGTGGGCGGGAAAAGGCGTTGGATGGTTCGCGGATGTGATAGACGATAGCAAGATACCGGGCTACAAGCTGGTATTCGCCTATTACGGCTCAAGCGTATACGATACAGAGGAAATGTCAACACTGATTGACTACCTTGTCGATGATGCGGAGCAAATGGGAATCCCCATTCCGCTGGGCAAGGAAGAAATGGAACGGCTGAAAGCGGATTGGAGAGCGAATTGAGCAAAAGCATCATGCAGGACGAAAAGGTGTGCTACATCACAGGGGCTACGGAAGGGCTTCATAAACACCACATTATGCACGGCACGGCGAACAGAAAAAAAGCCGAACAATGGGGATGCTGGTGCTGGCTCCGATGGGATTGGCACAACATGACACGGTACAGCGTACACCAAGATCACAATTTGGACTTGAAGCTGAAACGAGAATGCCAGATGCGGTTTGAAGCCCTTCACGGGCGGGAAACGTGGATGAAGGTATTCGGGAAAAACTATTTGGAGGAATGAACCATGACAGAATATGAGGAACTTTTGCAAAAGAAAAAAGAAATAGAAAAAAGAATAAAAGAATTATGCCCTGAAATATTGATTGTAGATAATATAAAATACGAGGTTAAAACCATAACAAGAAGATTTATTGATGAAAAAATAGTGGAAAAAAAGACTTACCAAGAACATATAATCTCGTATATGACAGATGAACCGATAAATAGAATACAGAACCACTATGGATACAAATACCATAAGATGATATCCGCAACAAGCGAAAAAGAGGCGCTTGATGGTCTTGACCAATTTATTAAGAATCTTCAAGTAATGAAAGAAAGGATACTCGAAAGAAAATGAACAAAGCATTTTTAACGGGAAACCTCACGAAAGACCCTGAACTGCGCACCACACAAAGCGGTGACGCAGTATGCACGTTCACAATTGCGGTGAACAGAAAGCACAAAAACAGGGCCCAAGCGGGCCAGCCGGAAGCAGATTACTTCCACATTACCGCCTGGCGGCAACTCGGAGAAAACGCCGCCAGATGGTTGATTAAGGGCAAGAAAGTGACTGTTATCGGCCCGGTATCCTGCCGGACGTATCAGGGCAATGATGGCAAGACCTACGCCAGCATGGAAGTAACCGCCGATGATATTGAGTACCTTTCCCCCGCGAACACTGTACCCGGCGAAAAGCCCGTACAGGCACCGAAAACGGATGCACAGAGCGGATTTACTGAAGTACCAAATGAGGATTTGCCGTTCTAAATATACGAAATTATGGGTTTTCGTATAACTACAGATTAACGTAAGGTGGTCAAAATGCTCGATTATTTGCAGCTTTATCCCGAAACAATTGAACAGGTAAAACGGTACAGCGAAGCGCAAAGGTGCCGCTTATATGAAGCAATGGCGGCATACGCTTTTACCGGGGAAGAACCCTCCTGGCCCGATGACGCGCCGGAGTGGTTCATTTGGGAAACGCTCCGCCAGCAAGTCAACCGCGCTGCAAAGAAAGTAAAGCAGAACCGGGAAAACGCAACTGGCGCAAGCCAACCGGAGCGGAACGAAGCGAAGCCGAGCGAAAGCAAGCCAACAAGAGCGAAACAGAGCCAACCGGAGCGGAACGAAGCGAAACCGAGCGAAACGTATAACCATGATAATGAATCTGAAACAGAAAAAGAGATTGGTAATAGTGATAGTAGCGCGCGCGCGTGGGTGACTGATTCCGAAGTCGCGGATTCGATGGAACGGGACAGGCAGATTGAGGACGCGGCGAGAACGTGGGGCTTGCCCTGCAACGAGGGCCATATGCTCAAAGCCCGTGATCTTGCGCACACGTATTCCCTGCCTTGGCTCCTGCGGGCGATAGAAACCGCTGGGAACGGGAAAGAGCAAACATGGCGGTATGTTTCTGGCATCCTCAAATCCTGGAAGGAGAACGGAGGGCCTGACGCACCGAAGAAACAGCGTGCGGCTCCGGCAAAGGTGGTCAGCGCACAGCAGTACGGACAGCGGAATTATACCGAAGAAGAATTGCTTGCGGTATCGGATGATTTGATGGCAGAAGCGAGAGAGCGGAGGAATACGGCATGAAATGTGAATTGTACAATGATTCTTTCCAGAATTGGAAAAGTTACCCGATTCAGAAAGCACAGCTTATCATTGCCGATATTCCCTACAACCTGGGCGATGCCGCGTATGGCTCCAATCCTATGTGGTATGTTGGCGGGGACAACAAGAATGGGGAGAGCGACAAGGCCAAGAGCACGTTCTTTACTTCTGACGGGTATTTCAGGATTGCGGAATATTTCATGTTCTGTTCCCGGCTGATGAAACCCGAACCGAAGCAAGGCAAGGGCGGCGCTCCGTGCATGATCGTGTTCTGCGCATTTCAGCAGCAAGGGGACGTGATCCGCTGGGCGGCAGACGCGGGATTCGGGAAATATATTCCGCTGGTGTTCGTGAAGAATTACAGCCCGCAAGTGCTGAAAGCAAACATGAAAATTGTAGGGGCCACGGAACACGCGCTTGTCTTGTACCGTGATCGGCTCCCGAAATTCAACAATGACGGGCAGATGATTTTCAATTGGATGCCGTGGACACGGGATGGGAAGGACATTCCGAAGATCCATCCGACACAAAAGCACGTTTCTCTGCTAAAAAAGCTGATTGGCATTTTTACCGATGTTGGGGATGTTGTAATTGATCCGGTAGCTGGTAGCGGTTCAACATTGCGGGCGGCGGCTGAAATGCGTCGAAACGCTTATGGCTTCGAGATTGACCGAAAATTCTACCGGGAAGCAACGGAAAAGATGCTGAACCCGGAAATCCTGCAACAATCCACCGTTGATGATATTTTCATCGAAGCGCGGAAGATTGAACAAATGACGCTTGCGGGGGTAATCGCATGAACATTCCAACCGAAGCGCAGGAGCAGACAACGCTTTTCCAATGGGCGGCATATCGCCGGGAATTAGAATTGAGATCGATGTTTGCGATTCCGAACGGCGGAAGCAGAAACCAGATTGAAGCGCTGCACCTGAAACAGCAAGGCGTGAAAGCCGGGGTGCCTGATATATTCGTCCCATGTATGCGGGGCGGTTACGGCGGACTGTTCATCGAAATGAAACGCCGGAAAGGCGGACGATTGAGCGAAGCCCAAAGGGAAATGATAGACAACCTGCGCTGTTGCGGCTACCGCGTAGAGGTATGCGAGGGTTGGGAAAAAGCGCGGGATGTAATTACGGAGTACATGAAGGAGGAAAAGACACATGTTTGAAAAGCAATTGGAAGGTTTGAAACAATGCCCATTCTGCGGAAGCAATGCGATATTGGAAACGTTCACAACTGCATTAGAGAAGAAGCAAAGGTTTCGGGTGAAATGTATCTCATGTTGGTGCATGACAGAATGGGACAATTGGAGCGAGGAAGAAGCGAAAAACAAATGGAATTGCAGGACGGACGAGCATGAATGAAAACACCGTGTAAAGGCTGTGAACGGCGGGAAATTGGATGCCACGCGAAATGCGAGGATTATGCCAATTTCAAGGCAGAACGGGCCAAAATGAACGAGATAAGGAAGCAAGCGGTTGAGGAGCAAGATACCGTGATACGGGAACTGAAACGGATGCTGAATACAAGAAGCAGGAAGTGAGAATATGGCGTTTGTTGCAGAGTTTGAGAGGAAGGACGGAACAAAGGACAGGCACACGTTCAGGAATGCCTTGGAATATGCCAATTACATCGAAAAAGAAAACCTGGAGCATTGGCGGGAAGACGATGGGAAATTCATTGTTTCCGCAAGCGGGGCAATGGTGATAGTTGACGAGAGCGGGAGGAAATGACGGTGAATAATTGTGGATTTTGCACTGAACCATTGTATATAAGACGGCAACAGATTATGCGTCCTATTCTTGCACCAGCCACCTATGTAGAAAGCCTTGAACAAGAAATAACAGAAAAAACCGAGCTTGTGTATATCCTGGTTGAAAATAAATTCTGCCCTATGTGCGGAAGGAAGGTGTATTAGAATGGATGATCTGCGGGAAAAGGCAATTAAGGCGCTGGAGTGCCGTCTTGACATAAACCATGAAAAATATAAGCATTGTCTTTCTTGCAAGTACCGTGATGACATAGATCACCTTCAATGGGCTTGCATGACGGATGGCATTTTGGAAGATGCCCTCTCCCTGCTGAAAGCGCAGGAACTACCAGACGTAAAGCCGGAAAAGCTGGAAGAAAGAACAACTAAATGGCTCGATGAAATGACGGCAGAAGAACGTCTTGAAGAAATCTCAGCTATACTTGACGACTGGGATGGATACAGGACGGCGAAAGGTTTGGCTGGGCTTATCAATGAGGTATGGGCGTATGCGCTGTATCCCGTAAAAACGCAGGAAGCCAGGGTGATGACACTGGAAGATGTGAAAGATTCTATCGGGAAAGATATGTTTCTGGAAATTGCTACATATCCGGGAAAACCATCATACATTACAGCCGCGACATTGGATGGAGTAGGAACAAGAGGTCTGACATTCCATCACAATAGTTTTGAATTTGAATGTTACAACAGAAAGACTTATGGCTGGCGCTGCTGGACTTCGCGGCCCACGGACGAACAGCGGGAGAAGGTGAAGTGGGAATGACTTATGGGCAGCTTTTTATGGTATTGAATCCGAATGTAAAGGTTATTGAGAACGGCACTTGTGTATGGATTTACTTCGACGGTGTCAATCATGATACGTTTCGGACAGAATGGTGGAACAAAGAAATACCCGATGAAGTACTGAAAACACAGGAACCGAAATTCGTTCCCGATATAGCAGAAGCAATATTGGGGTATAGACCGAAAGTAAAAGTTGGACATTGCCCGTCGTGTGGAGTGCTTATGTCAGAAACAGATAAGTTTTGCCGGAAATGCGGTCAGGCGGTGAAGTGGAATGGATAGGAGAACCGCAATCGAATGGCTGAAACAGATTAAACACCGTATACGCGGTGGTGACGAAGAATTTGACAGGCAAAGGAAAGAATCCATTGATATGGCAATTACGGACATGAAAATCTGTGAAGCCAATAATGCCGGGTGGATCAGCGTAAAGGACAGGCTACCAGAAGAAGAAGGGGAGTATTTGATCTCTGACAATTTCAAGGTAACAGTTGGGTGGTTTAGCGGAGAAAACGGCTGGATTGGGCTTGATGGGTCTTTTTATGCTCATGGTGTTGTAACTTATTTTATGCCGCTCCCCGAACCGCCGAAGGAGGAACAATGACCTATCCAACGCAAAACGGTGATTGCCCGTTGCCGTGTGGATGCAAAACTCCTTATGGAAAATGCGGTGTTACGGCATGCGTGAATTATAATGTCTGCCCAAAATGTGGCAGACTATATCAGATATTCTATAATGCCGGGATACCAGTTTTCGGTTGCGAGTGGTGCAGTAAACACACAACGATACAGTATTCCGATCATACAGAACCACCGAAGGAGGAAACATGAAAACAAAAAAGCGCAATGCATTATTCGGAAGATACCCTTGCTGCGATCATTTGAATAATGCGCTGAGGTTCCTTTTGCGTGATGACAAAAATGTTGTGTACGCGATAGAAGAAATATACCAGGCTATTATAAAGGCTGGCGGTTATTTCCACCAAGATATTGCTGAGAAAGTAGAGGCCGTAAACAAAGCGTACTGGGAGGAACAAAAAGATGTTTGATCTGATTAGCCGGAAAGATGCTGTTTCAAGAATATCTGACCTACTTATTCTTGAACTAAAAGGCGCAAGAATCCCTACATGGAACGAAGTGTATAACGCCATTGGCGATGTTCCTTCTGCCCCCGCAGTGCAGCTGGATAAGTTGTGCGAGTGGCTCGCAGGAAACGCATGGCATTTTGATTGTTCCGATTGTGACGCCGAATATTGTGATTGCCCACAATGGCATGATGATAGCGGTAGTTCACCTGCGTTCTGGAAAGCAAAACTAACAAAGTGGATGGAGGCACAAAATGAGACTGATTGATACTGAACCTTTCGATATAAAGTTCATGGATGTTCCAGCAGGATCAGAAGATTACAAACAAGGATATGTTGATGGTGCGCGGCATGTGCTTGAAGAAATTGACGAAGCACCGACTGTGGATGCCATACCGCTGGATAAGTTGTGTGAAATGTTTGCAAAGAACGCCGATTGCCCGCCTGAACACAGTCCGGTTCAAGACCACTGCATTCAGGAAAAATGCGCAGAATGCTGGAAATCAGTTTTGAAAGAATGGATGGAGGAATCATTATGAGTTTAGAAATGTTGAAAGCTATATTAAAGGGGAAGAGCACCGTTATCTATCTTGATGATTTGTGCAAATGGCTGGAAACGCATGCTTTAAAAGTGCCGTACATTATTACCGATCCAGGTGAAGCAATAACAGCGGAAGCATGGAAAGAATTACTGACAGAATGGATGGAAAAGCGAAATGCCAGCCCGCAATAAGAAATACAGGTACGCCATTGAAAAAGAAATGGAATGGTTGGAAGAAGATATTCGGATTTGCCTTGAGCAAATAGAAAAAGAAAAGGATCACAGAAGGGAAATAGAATTGCGGTTGCGGCACATATGGGCCGATAACGAACGGTGCAGACTGAATATGTGGATGGAGGAAAGCCGAAGATGCCAGAAATCCAATGCGCAATCGACCATATCAAAACAGCCGTAGATGTAGACCCGTGGGCGGCTGATATGGCGGAAAAGGCGCTGAAAAAAGAGATACCGCATAAATGGGTATATGACAGGCCGGGGCATTGGAAGTGCCCAAACTGCCATACCGTAATGGGGAGATCGGTAATGTACTTTTACAAATACTGCTACAATTGCGGGCAGAAATGCGAAGGGATGGACAAATACGATGACGCTGAATGAGTATCAGGAATTAGCGCAGAGAACAAGCAACAAAGCATTATCCCCGGACGATCACCTGTTGAATGCCATGCTGGGGCTTGCCGGGGAAACGGGAGAATGCTGCGATCTGGTGAAGAAATGTTTCTTTCAGGACGGAAGGGACATTCGGGAAAAGCTGAAAGACGAACTCTCGGACGTAATGTGGTACGTTGCGGAAGGCGCAAGCGCTATGGGATGGACGCTGGATGAAATTGCACAGTATAACGTAGACAAGCTGCGGGCCAGATACCCGGACGGGTTCCGGGCTGAACGGAGTTTGCACCGGGAGGAATAACGCGCCGGGTATGATGGAAACAGTACCGTGATACTGAGCGGGTTCGATTCCCGCGCCCGGAATGGGGGCTTCCTTTCTTCTCCCCCCACGTTGGCGGGGCAGCGATAAACCGCTACACCTCCTTTCGGACAGGCCGGAAAGACGGCCCCGCGCCTACACCCTCGCGGGCGCGGTTATGCGGATGTAACTCAGTTGGGAGAGCAGGGTTATAGCCGTCCCCGGTTCAAATCCGGGCATCCGCACAAAGGGAGCCGTTAAGCCAAGCGCTTAGTATCCATGGCTACGGGCGCAAAGGTGAAACAGATGTGCAATATGACGGTAAAGGCACTCCCTACCATGCCGATGTAGCGCAACGGTAGCGCAAGTGCATTGTAAGCACTGGGTTGAAGGTTCGATCCCTTTCATCGGCTCCATTTGCCGGAGGGTGGTAGCTCCGGCAGAGCCGGAAGTACCGTTTCAGCGGCGGACGGGAAAGCGGGTTAGTAGTATTAGGCAAATTCGGATTTCGTATTATCTCCATACGACCGGCCCAAAAAACGATCTTTTAGTGGTACAGCCGCGCACCAAGGGGCCTGATAAAGCGCAGACGGGCAAAACTCACACACAATCAAGTATTCGTCAGAAACCGGAAGCACGAAAATCAGGCAACCGCGATCCTGCCCGTGGGAACGACAAGAGAGGCAATAACAGCCTTTCCCCCACCGAGAACCACGGGCGGGACGCAGAAAGGGGAGAAAATGAGCCAAAATCAAACAGTGCTGAACCATCTGGAGAAATACGGCAGCATCACGCCGCGCGATGCCTATGAACTGTACGGCATCATGCGATTGGGGGCCAGGATTGACAACCTGAAACACATGGGCCACAAAATCTACAGTCATCTCGAATCCTGCGAAAACAGGTTCGGGGATAAAGTGCGTTATGCCCGGTATACGCTGGGGGAATGAGCCATGAATCAGGACGGATTGAGAAAGGTACTGAAAGCGGAAAAGACCCGGCTGGGTATGACATGGGCGAAAATCTCCCGTGATTCAGGCGTATCATACACCGCATTATGCAATTTCGTTTACGGGTGCCGGAATACCAGCATGGATGTGATTATCCGGCTCATGGACGCGATGAACCTTGAATTATGCGTAAGGAGGAAGAAAGATGAAACAAAGGATTTGCGACAGGTGCAGAAAAACCATTGAGGATGAAAACAAGCGCTTCCGTATCATGGTAAGCCGACCCGGCAATCATTCCGTTCGCGGAAAGGATTTGTGCCCGGAATGTTACGCGGCGTATGTGGATTTCATGGCGAACGAAGGAGGAAAGCAGAATGGAAATTGATCAGTTTATTGATGAATTTGAAAAAGCCCGGAATGAATTGGGCATGAGATGGGATGACGTAACCGAAAAATGCGGGGTAACGTACACAACGGTAGTGAACTGGAAAAAGCGCCGCGCCTGGCCCAAGCTTGACACCATGATTTTGCTTTTGGGTGCCGTTGGGAAAAAGCTTGAAATTGTAAATATTTAACCTATGCGTAAGTGACAAACCCACGGAAGGGGGAATACAGTAAGGATGCGACAATTCGAGTACCACGTGATCAAAACGGCCCGGGATGGCGTGGAAACCATGGACAAGATACGCCGCGAACAGGGCATCAGCCAAATGAAAATGGCGGAAAAGCTGGACGATCCGGACGTGGGAATGCGGCAGTCACGATTGATTCGGAACGGCTCATGCCAATTGTGGTATATGATCAAGGAACTGAACGTGCTGGGCTATGAACTGGTGATGGTGAAAAAGCAGGAGGGCGAAAAAGATGAAACGTGAAAAGGGTATTTTCCTTCCCTTGCTTGGGGTATCGTTCATCGTTCTGCGCCTGTGCAACGTGATTTTGTGGCCCTGGGTGTGGGTGCTGTGCCCGGTATGGGGGCCGTGGGCCGTGGCTTTCTTTATTGCTCTTTGGCTGCAAATTCGGAAGGAGGAACGGAAACGCAATGCCGAAAAACAGAGCCTTTGACCATAGCAAATACCAACATTGGATAGACCCGAATGAGGTAACGCCATACGAAAGAAACGCAGCGACTTGATTATTTGCCTTATGTATGTTATAATAAATACGTCCAAAAAGCAAGTAAAGGAGAGGGCGTATGAAAAAATTGGATTTGACAGGGCAAAGATTTGGAAGATTAACAGTTGTTGAATGCTGTGGGCGCTCAAAAGACGGGCAGAAAGTATATCTTTGCAGATGCGATTGTGGAACAGAAAAAAAGGTTAGGTCTGGAAATCTTAGGCGCAAGGACACAGAAAGTTGCGGATGCCTCGCAGCAGAAAAAACTGTTGAAAGAAGCAGAAAAAGACTTCTTGTACATGGCGGATGTGGAACAAGGCTTTATAGTATTTGGATTGACATGCGGTCAAGGTGCACATGGAATAAGGCCATAAATTGGCATTTATACGGCGGCAGGGGAATTAAGGTATGTGATGAATGGCTAAACAATTTCACAGCCTTTAGGGATTGGGCTATGACAAATGGTTATTCTGATGATTTGCAGCTTGACCGTATAGATAACGATGGTAATTATGAACCGTGTAACTGCAAGTGGTCAACTCGCATTGAACAGGGAAATAACAGAAGAACGTGTGTATACGTTACGATAAACGGAGAAACAAAAACTGTAGTTGAATGGTGCAGAATAAACGGGATTGCTGTAAATACAGCCTTTTCAAGGATTGAAAGAGGGTGGAAAGCAGAAGATGCCGTAACAAAAAGCCCCAAAAAAAGGTGTGTTCTTAGCAAAGAGGATGTAAAGTATATTAAAGAGCATTACATACCTGGAAGCAAAGAATATGGGCAAAAAAGCCTTGCGAAAAAATTTTGTGTTTCATGTAGCACAATAGAAAGCATAATCGGAAACAAGAATTGGAGGTGGGTAAAATAAAAAATCGTGCATTCGATCACAGTAAGTATAAAGATTGGATAAACCCGGAAAAAGTCATTCCTTACCAAATGAACGCCAAACAGCACACGGAAAAGCAAATCAAAAATATAGCAAATTCCATCCGGCGCTTTGGCTGGCAGCAGGACACCGTATTGACCACGGACAACGTGCTTGTTATCGGCCACGGCAGACGGCTTGCCGCGCTGAAGCTGGGATGTGAAATGCCGTACCATGTTATCGACAAAACCGCCGATGAATTGACGGATGCGGACATCCGGGAACTGCGCATTGCGGATAACCAAACGAACGCCGAAACCGGGCTGGATTTTGACATGCTGAATATCGAAATTGAAGACTTGGATTTTGACGGGTTCGATTTTGATTTTGGAATTGACACGGAAGAACAGGATGAAGAACCGACTGAGATAGTGGAAGACGAACCGCCAACAGAAACGGAAACCCGGTGCAAAGTTGGTGATTTGTGGCAGCTGGGTTCTCACCGTTTAATCTGCGGAGATTCTACGGACGTTGCGGTTATTGATAGGCTTATGGATGGGGTAAAGGCTGATATGGTGTTTTGCGATGCGCCATATGGGTACAAGTACGAAAGTAACTATCAAAACAAATACGAAATGTTGCAGAACGATGATAAGATATTAGACTTTATTCCTGCAATATGGGGAGCGATGAAAGATAATTGCCCTGTATATGAATTTTGTGGTTGGCAATCTTTGAAACAATGGCTTGAATATTTTGAAAATACAAGCCTTGATTTGAAGAATGTGATTATTTGGAAAAAGAATAATTGGAGTATGGGAGACTTAAAAGGAGCATACGCAGGGCAGTATGAAGTTATCCTATACTTGAATAAGGGTAGAGTGGAATTGAATGGTGCAAGAGATACGGATATATGGGAATTTGACAGAGAACCACCCAAAATGCACCCGACAATGAAACCTATTGAATTGATTGCATATGCCTTGAACAAGTCAAGTAAAAAAAATGATGTTGTTTTGGATTGTTTCGGTGGTAGTGGTAGCACACTAATAGCCTGTGAACAGTTAAACAGAAAATGCTATATGTGTGAATTAGATGAACACTATTGCTCCGTCATAATTCAGCGTTGGGAGAACTTCACAGGCGAAAAGGCGGTGCTGCTGGATGCCTGACGCATTCGCAGAGCACAAGGCCTGTATCTATGCCGACAAGCAGGAACTCAAAACCGCAGGCCCGCACCATAGGCGGGATTTACTGAAACACATACACCGTATGGAAAAGGAGCTATTGATTTATGACAGATACCAGCAAGCGGCCCGTGTCTCCCGTGAACGGGCAACCGCTTCCACGCGGTAAGCCCTTCGAACCGGGCGAACGAGCGCGGGAAATCGGCAGGAACGGCGGGAGAAACAGCCAGAAAAAGGCGAAAGAGCGAAAAACATTGCGGGAAGATTTGCTTACCCTGCTCAAGGAAGAAATTACGGATAAGAACTCAGGCCGTACTATGGGCACACAGGCCGCGCTTTCTGCCGCGCTGATTAAACAGGCGCTATCCGGCAACACAAAAGCGTATGAGATCATCCGGGACACGATAGGCGAAAAGCCCGTGGAGAATGTGAACATTGTAAGCGCTGATTTTTCCGCGCTGGATGCGGCATTTCAGGGACTTTCTGGCGGCGATCCTGAATGACGGTACAGGACAAGGCACGCGCTTTAATCGCCCATCCTGCGGCCCTTGGCTGGGCGCTGGGATATAAGGATTTCCTTCCGAACCTTCACGGCGAATGGATACGCTGGATTGTGACCGGGAAAAAGGACGGCACATTGCAGGCACACCGTGGAAGCTACAAAACCACGTGCCTGTGCGTTGGCATTTCCTTGTTGATGATGAAGGAGCGCGGGAAGAATATCATTTTCCTGCGCAAAACCGATAATGACGTGGCGGAAGTGGTGCAGAACGTTGACCGCATATTGCAAAGCCCGGTTATGCAGGAAATCTACCTGGCGTTGACGGGCACGCAATTGGAGATCATCAAAAGCACCAATACGGAGATTACAACCAGCGCCTACAATGCCCCGCGTGGATCGGCGCAATTGCTGGGAATCGGTATCGGCGGAAGTCTTACGGGCAAACACGCGGATATTATTATCACGGACGATATTGTGAACCTGAAAGACCGCCAGAGCCGGGCAGAACGTGACCGTACAAAAGCCGTGTACATGGAATTGCAGAACGTGAAGAACCGGGGCGGCAGGATCATTAACACAGGCACACCGTGGCACAAGGAAGACTGCTTCACGTTGATGCCGGAGCCGATGAAGTTTGACTGCTACCAAACGGGGCTATTGAGCAAGGAACAGATTGAAGATTTGCGGTTGAAAATGGCCCCGTCCCTGTTCGCCGCCAACTATGAATTGCAGCATATCGCCGCCGAAAATGCGCTATTCACCACTCCGCCCACATTCACCGATGATGCTTCCCTACTGCGTGACGGCATGGCGCACATAGACGCGGCATACGGTGGAGAAGATTACACCGCATTTACGTGCGGAAAGAGGGTCGGCGATAAGCTGTACATGTACGGCAGAACGTGGCAAAAGCATGTTGATACGGTTCTCCCGGCCTGTATAGCTGAAGCCAAACGCCTGATGTGTGAACCGATCCTGAACGAAGATAACGGCGATAAAGGATATTTGGGCAAGGAAATCAAGCGGCTTGGAGCGCGGCCCGCTGTGTATCACGAACACGAAAACAAGTACATCAAAATTTCTTCCTACCTGCGGAAATGGTGGCCTAATATCATCTGGCTGGAAGGCACGGACAGGGAATATATCAACATGATTATGGATTACACCGAAGACGCTGAACACGATGACTGCCCGGACAGCGCGGCAACAATGGCCCGGTACTATGACCGCCGAAGCGGAACAACCTATAAATCGCCTTTTGGGGGGTGACAGCTATTATTACGTATCAGGATTATCTTAAAGCCGACAACGTTACAATCTGGCTCCAATCGGCCCTTGTTGAGTACACCAACAGCAAGGAATACAAAAAAGCGCTGATGGAAGCTGAATACATGGCGGGGCGTGATACGGAGATCATCAACACCGTGAAAACGCTGTACGATATGACGGGAAAGCCCATGACGGATTTCACGGCGGCGAACAACCGCATTTCATCCAATATCCTGCACCGCTTGATTTCTCAGCGCTGCACGTATTCCCTGGGTAACGGCGTTTCCTTCGCCGGCAGCAAACAGCAGCGGGGCGAAGACGGGAAAGTACACACCGTGGACGCGGTAAAAGATACGTTGGGGAACCGCTTTGACAATAGCGTATACCGCGCCGCCTATTGGGCCTGTGGCAACGGCGAAAGCTACACCTACATCCACAAGGGCCACTATGAGGACAAATGGGAGTACGATGTTTTCAAGAAAACGGAGTTTCTGCCTTTGTACGATGAATATACCGGAAAACTGCGCGGCGGCATCCGGTTTTGGTCGCTGGATATGAAGGACAGCAAGCGGCCCATTACGGCGATCCTGTACACCGAAGCGGGCTATCAGCGGTATCAAACGCCCGTGAACGAATATGGTTATGCCGCGCTGCAGCCGATGGGAGAAATCATCCCGTATACGGAGCGAGTGCAGGTGAGCGAAGCGGACGGCGTGGAAGTGATTGGTCGCGGAGAAAACAGCACTTTCCCCATTGTCCCGCTGTACCCCAACGAAAGCCATACCGCCGCGCTGGATAACCTGAAAGCAAAGATTGATGCTTTGGATATGGCGCTGTCCGGCTTTGCGAATGACATGGAAGACGTGGCGCAGATTTACTGGCTTGTGAACGGCGGCTTGGGCGCGTCTGACGATGAGCTTACCGCCATGCGGGACAAGGCCAAGCTGCTTCATATCCTGAACATTGACGGGGATCATTCCAGCATTACGCCCTACACGCAGGAACCGCCGTATAATGCCCGCGAAGTGTTCATTCAGCGCATGATCGACCGGATTTATCAGGATTACGGATGCGTGAACGTTTCCCAGCTTTCCGCCCAGCAGCGCACCGCAACGGAGATTGAAGCGGCGTTTGAGCCGATGAATGAGGAAGCAGACGCATTCGAGTACCAGTTAATTGAGTACATTCAGCAGATCCTTTCCGTGATCGGCGTGGACGATGCGCCGCAATTCCAGCGGAGCCAACTGCACAACCAGAAAGAAATCGTGGAAATGCTCGTTTCTTTGGCTGATATTCTGGACGTGGAAACCATTATCAATCATCTGCCGTTTATTAGCGTGGATGAGCGCCAGGAAATCCTTGACCGTCTGGACGCGCAGAGCATTGCGGATAAGCGGAACTTGGATAAAGTAAAGAAAGCGATGGAAGAGGAAACCGATGAAAACGCGGTATGATGTGCGGGCTTATGTGGATACGTATAGTTTCCCAATAGATCAGGATTCCTGCAAAAGCCGTTTTGAATTGATACGCGCCGTTTTGCGGTTGATGAAAAAATACGATTGTGTGAAGATTATCAAGCGGCACGAAATAGGGCGGTGACGGTATGCGCGGCGGGATGCTGGAAAGAAAAATAGACAGGCTGGAAGCCAATGCGGAATTGGATATTGAAGCGTCCTATGATGAAGCGCTGACAAAAGCCATGCGCAAAAACCGGGACACATTGAAACGGATGCAGGCAATCATGGACGGCGCGGAAAAGCCCCCGCGTTACTGCGTAACGGAAAAGCAGAAAGAGCGTTGGAAAATGAAAACGCTCATGAACCTTTTGAACACATCCGGCATTGATGAAAGCATGGGAAACGCCCTTGCGGAAGCGGGCAATCAATCTGTTTCCCGCATTCAGCGCTTTGGGCTGGATGTATACGAAACCGCCTACAAGGGCACCATGAATAAGTTGGAGGAGTGATACCGTGGCCGATTATCAGGGCATGAGCTGGGCTGAACTGGAAAAGCTGATGTACGGCCACGGGAAGAACTTTGATAAAATCGCTTTTGACAGGCTGGGCAACGGCAAGGGCACCGCAAAAAAGCTCCGTCAGGCGTTTACTACTTCTTTCAAAAAGGGCGAAAGTTTTGACCAGCTTGTAAAGCGCATTCAGAAAGTGACCGGCGCGGAAACGAACGATGCAAAACGCATCGCCCGCACCGAATCCACCCGCATTGAATCCATTGCCAAGGATGAAGCGGCGCACGATTACGTAAAGGAAACCGGAAAACAGGTTTGGAAAATCTGGTTCTGTTCCTTCCGCAATTCCCGCGATTCACACATGGCCTTGCACATGGAAACCGTGCCATTGGATGACGATTTCCAGGCATACGGCGGGCCGATGGCCTATCCCGGTGACGGCTCCCGCGTTGGCCCGGAGGAAATATGCAATTGCCAATGCTGGATGGAAATAGAGAAGGAGTGATTTTGTGAAACCTTCATTCCAATTTTCTGTAAAAAATGATTTAGTCACCGTCAATTCAAAGGTGGAGCAGAACCTTTCTGCCGTTTCTGAAACTCTGCGGGAGAAATCCATTGAATGGATTCAGGAGAAAATCCTCTACGGCTATCACGACCCCCACGGCCCTGACGGGCATACGGAAATTGTTGATACCGGGGCTACTTTTGAAAGCACCGATGCCCGCATAAAGCGCGATTCGCAGAACACTTTCACCATCAGCGCCGGAGTAACGCCTTCTTATGCTGTGTTTGTTCACAACGGCACCCGCAAGCTCAAAGGCCGTCCGTTCGTCCGTGACGCTATGATTGAGCATACCAACACCGTCAAGGATATTCTTGAAAGCGGAGTTGGAAACGGCATGGATTAAATCAATATAAATCAATCATCCGCGCTCGGTATATCCGGGCGCTTTTTTTATTGCATTTATTCTTGAAAATTTTACCCGAAAAAATGAAAGTTTAACCTATAGGTAAGTGCGCGAAAGTTTGTTCCCGTTCAAAATAAGACTATAAGGCAAAGCACCGCCTTAAAAAATCATTTCCGAAGCGCAAAGCATTGCGCCCGAAGCAGAGGAGGAAAATACATGTCCTTTAGCCGGAATTTCCTGAAATCCATCGGCCTGACCGATGAACAGATCAGCGCCGCGATTGAGGAACACACCGCCGTGACCACCGCCCTGAAAGCCCAGCGCGACCAATTCGAGGGGGACGCGAACAAGTACAAGACCGATGCTGAAAAGCTGGCCCAGGTACAAAAAGAACTGGACGAACTGAAAGCCCGCAAGGACTACAAGGCCGATTACGACAAGGCCGTCAAGGACCTGGAGGACTACAAGACCCAGGTAAAGCGCGACCAGGAGCTTTCCAAGGTGAAAACCGCCTATCGCAAGCTGCTGAAAGATGAGCAAATTTCCGATAACTGGGCCGAGGATATTATGGCCTTCACTCAGTTTGAGGGGATGAAGCTGGGCGAGGATGGAGCCTTGCAGGATGTGGACGCGCTGAAAAAGACCATTGGCGAAAAGTACGGCAAGTATAAGGTGAAGGTACGCGACCGGGGAGAGGACGTGCCCCATCCGCCCCGCACAGATAACGGAGGCGGCGTAAATACCGAAATGCAAATGTACGCCAAACGCTTCCACGATGAACGATATGGAAAAAAGGAGAGTGAGTAAATGTCTTTCATCACCACCCCGGACAGCCAGGCGAAGGTTTACGCGCCCGGCTGGTTCCTGAAAAACAACGAAGATTGCACCCGCGAAACGCGGGAATTTGCGCAGAACAGCTCCCTGGTGAAGACCGCTGATAACGGCGGAAAGTATGTGCCCATGGGCACCGCGTATCCCACCAATGACGCGAATGCTATCGGCATTGCCTATGAGGACGTGGATGTGTCCAGCGGCAACATGCCCGGCAGCGTAGTCACCAAGGGCGAGATCTATGAGGACAGACTGGCAGTCACAGGTGCTAATTACGACGCAGTAACGCTCAAGAACTTGGTAAGCCCCAAGGCACAGGGATGGCAAGAGAGAAGCGGGACTTCGCCGGATTACACCTATGCTGATTCCACCGATACCACGGTGAACACCAGCAAAACCTACTACCTTCCCGATGACGATCATACTGCGGTTTCCGACTATGCGGCGGTTCTCAATCCCAAGGCAGAGGGTTGGTATGAGAGCGATGGCGCAAGCGGATATGAACTGTCTACCGACACCGAAGGCGATAAGACCAAAACTTATTACGAGAAGTCTGATGTGCGCCTGGCTTCCGCCGCCAAGACCGCCCTGGCTGCGCTGGGCTTTAAGTTCACCGCTACAAGCCCCGCCGTCACCCGGCCTTACTAAGGAAAGGAGGAATGAATCATGGGAAAGTTTGAAAACGGCGTTCTGGGCATGATCCCCGCCACCGATTGGCTGGATTTGTCCAACAACATTGACGTGTCCCGCCCCAATGACCCGATTGACAGCATTTGGGGCGATACCAAAACCGACAACATTATGGCCGAATGGGAAACCATCAAGAGCCAGTACCTGCTTCCCACCATGGCCTATTTCCACGGTTTTGATACCGAAGCGCATACCGCTATCCGTATGCCCATCGAAACCCACAACATCGAAAAGGGCCTGATCAAAGAAAAAATCAACCAGTCTGAGCGCCTGCGTGCGCTGTGGAACCGTGGCGAACAGCGGGAAAGCAAGCTGTACGAATACACCGTGAATGACGCGCTGCACCGGGCTGATGCTATCATCACCCGTTCCAAGGTTGCGAAATATGAAATCATGGCAACTGGCAAAATGACCATCAAGGAAAACAACCTTGACCTGTCCATTGACTACGGCGTGCCCGCTGATCAGCTCAATTTGACCATGGATGTGGGCAACGGCGCGACCAAGGACGTGCTGGCGCAGATCCAGGACATTATCGACCAAGCCGCCGATCTGGGCGTGGAGATCAACGGCGTTATGACAACCGCCAAGGTTGTAACCAAGCTGCGCAACAATGCGGGCCTGCAGAAAGCCGTCAACGGCAATATCGGCGCTGGTGTCCAGCTCCGGCGCTCTGCTCTGGAAGCTTACCTGCAGGACGAATACGGCATTGACCGTGTAATTACCGCCGATCTGCGGTACAACGTGGCGAAGGGCATTGATGCGAACGGCAACCCCATCCTGGAAACCCACCGCTATTTCCCCGAAGATAAAATCACATTCTTTGCTACTGCCGTTGGCGGACAGATGGGTATTGGCCTGTGGGGAAATCCTCCCGAAGCTGACCGCACCGACCTGGAGCCTGCGAACGTCAGCAACCGTTCTCCTTACGTCTGGATCAGCCAGAAAGCCGAATGGGACCCCAAGGTGGTTTGGACAAAAGCCTCTGCCCTGTACATCCCCATGCTGTACAGCCCCAATAGCCTGTTTGCCGCCACCGTTACCGAAACGATCGGTACCTGACGATGTACATTTCGCTCCGCCAGTGGCGTGATTTGACGGATGGTCATCTGTACGCACCCGGAGACCCTTTTCCGCATGATGGGCGGGCCATTGCTCCCGCCCGGATTGCGGAACTGACAAGCGATGCCAATAAAGCCCATTTGGCGCTGATTGAGGCCGTTTCTGCGAAAGGTGAGGAATCCACAGCAGAAACCAACGGACAGCATCAGGAAGCGCCGAAACCCGCAAAACGGGGCAGAAGACCGAAGCAGTAACGGAAGGGAGGAAATCATGCTTCAACAGGTATGTGAATACATCCACAATTATTTCATCTCGAAAGACGGGCGGATGCCGCGATGCTGGGCTAATGATTACAGCATTGTTGACGGCGTGATTTCCCCCGCCGTGCCGCTCAAGGAAGGGCAAAGATTTCTGATTCGCGGAAGCGACCTGAATGACGGCGTTTACACCTACCACGAATCCGGGATCATGAATGACGATGACGCCGATGCGGCGGGGCTCCAAGCCGAAGATTTTACAGGCAGTATAGCCGCGATGGCTGTTCCTCCTGCGGTCATCGCGCTTATTGGAGAGATCAATGATTGGGTGGAAAAATACGGTGCCAGCGTCTTAAGCCCGTACACAAATGAAAGCGTCGTTGGCGTGTACAGCTACACTAAAGCCACAAAAAGCGAAGAAGCAGGAGGCGGCGGCTTGTCGTGGCAGGACGTGTTCAAAAGCCGCCTGAACCAATGGAGGAAGCCGTGCCCATGATTACAGGATTAGGAAACACGCTGCTGGATAGACTTAGCGGTTCAGGGCTTGAGAAGGATTTCATTATGTTAACTCGCTCGATTGTAAGAGATGGCCTCGGAGGGTACAAAGAAACATATGTTAATGGGACGGGGTTTACGGCAGTATTAAAAAAAGATACTACTGCCGAAGATAGGGTGGCAGAAAAGCAAGGCGCAAAAGAAAGCTTTCATATCACAGTAGGCAAAGGCTTCCCGTTCTCGTTCCATGATGTTTTCAAGAGTGAAAAAGGCGAGGAAACATATAGAATAACATCCAAAACGCCTGATCATGAATCGCCCGACAACAGTAATATTTCTATTGCGTCATGGCCTGCCGAAAGGTGGGATTTGCCAACATGAAAGATACAGCTGGCGCTTTGTACCGTTTCTTTTCCGGCTTTGGCTTGCCCGCATACGTGGAAAACAATGTACCTGATAATGCTGCTCTGCCCTATATCACCTATGAACTGCGGGAACCGCAGGCTGGGGAACGTTCCAGCCTGACGGCCCGCGTTTGGTATATCGATACCGGATTTCAGGCCATTACGGAAAAGGTGGATGAAATCAAAAACGCCGTTGCGGACGGTGCTTCCCTTCCCGTGGACGGCGGCGCGGTGTGGCTCTGGCCCGATGATAATTTCTGCCAGTTCCAGCCGCCTGATGAACCGAAACTCAAAATAGCCTATTTGATGCTCATTATCGGAGCATACAAATCCTGATAGGGGGATGAAAAAATGAGAGAAAAATTCACAAAAATTCCCACTAATACCTTTCAAACCCTGCAAGTGAATGCGGGCATCATGCTTTCCGCTTTCGACCCTATCGCCGGGACGTATACTGATGGTGCGATCCTCGGCCCTACATCCGGCGGTGTAAACTTCACCACAACCCCCTCTTTCAAGGACTGGGGCGAAGATATCGACAACTGTCCGAAAAATACCAAAGAGCTGAAACGCCTGGACAACTGGGACGTGAAAATGGCTGGTTCCTTCGTGGCCTGCTCCGCCGCGCTGGCCCGCCGCCTTGCGGCCCTTGCCGACCTGAATGACGGCAAGATTACGCCCCGCGATACCATCGACATTGAAAACGATTTCGGCGATATCTGGCTTGTGGGCGATTACAGCGACAAGAACACCGGCTCCGGCGCTGGCTTTATCGCCATTCGTATGATGGACGCGCTGTCCACCGGAGGATTCCAGCTTCAGACCGCAGACAAAGAAAAGGGCAAGTTCGCCTTTGAGTTCACCGGTCATTACAGCATTGACGCGCAGGACACCGTGCCGTTTGAAATCTACATCAAAGCCGGTACTTCCGCGCCCGGTATCAGCCTGAACATGAGCCGCGCTACCGTTGCGGCTGGCGGCACTGTGAAGCTGACCGCCACCACGACCCCCGCCAATGCTACCGTGACCTGGGCCAGCAATGATACCGATGTTGCCACCGTTTCCGGAGGCGTTGTGACCGGCGTTGCCGCTGGCTATGCCGTAATTACCGCCAGCATCACCGAATCCAGCGTGACTTATACCGAAATCTGCACCGTGACCGTTACCCCTGCCGCCGCGTAAGTGGCAGGGGCTTGTTTACAGGAGGGAACCAATGAAGAAGCTTTCCGAATACCGGAACCGGGCCGCGCTGGATAAGCTGGCCGATATCATTGACCCGCTGGGCGAACTGATGGGCGATGTGGATTTCGCCCGCGCCTTGTCTGAAAAGCGCCGCTGGGAAGCTGTGGGCGTAGCGGTGAAAAAGCACCCGGACGCTTGCCTGGAATTTCTGGCGGGTGTGGACGGCGTACCCGTTGAGGATTACGACTGCGGCGTGATGGCCCTGCCGATGCGCTTGTTTGAAATCCTGAGCGATGAAAAGCTGTACACGGGTTTTATATCGCCGGAAGAGGAGAACGAGCCCTCGACCTCTTCTGGCAATGCTACGGCGAATACAGAGGAATAAGGGAACTTAAACCGTTTTTTCGGTACTACAAGGCAAAAGAAAAGGCTGTCAGAGAGGAGGAGCTTTACAAAGTCTATACCGCTGACAGCCTTTATTTTATCACAAAGTATTGCGGCGTGACGGGCATGAAACGATATTCCGAGATCATGTTCCCCGCGCCGGTTGACGATAGAAGCCCGGACGAAATAGCCCGCGAACGGGCGCAAAAGATGGGCCTAAAGGTGGTGTAATATTTGGACGTTTTCGCATTGACCGCTACGCTGTCCCTGCAAGCGGATAACTTCTTTTCCGGCCTTGCCGATGCTGCGGAGGCGATGGCGCGGTTCGCCGCTGATTCTGTACGGGTCGGCGCGGGCTTTGATGCCAGCATGTCAAAGGTCGGCGCTATTTCCGGCGCAACTGCTGATGAATTTGATACATTGCGCGAATTGGCCCGCGAGGCTGGTGCGTCTACGCAGTACACTGCGCAAGAAGCCGCCGACGCATTAACTTATATGGCAATGGCTGGCTGGAAAACGGAACAGATGACTTCCGGCCTTTCTGGCATTCTTGACCTTGCCGCCGCGTCCGGAGAAGATTTGGCCCGAACTTCCGATATTGTCACCGATGCTTTGACAGCTTTTGGCATGAAAGCGGAAGAATCCGGGCACTTCGCTGATATTCTCGCTGCCGCTTCCAGCAATTCCAACACGAACGTTTCCATGATGGGTGAAACGTTCAAATATGCAGCTTCAATCGCCGGCGCTTTGGGATATAGCGCAGAAGATACGGCCCTGGCGATTGGCTTGATGGCAAATTCCGGTATTAAGGCAAGCCAAGCCGGTACTTCCCTGCGCCGAATAATGACGGCGCTTCAAGGCGATATTACCCTGACGGGTGACAAATTGGGCGCGTATACTGTTGAAACCGTGAACGCAGATGGTACAATGCGCGATTTTCGTGATATTGTTACTGATCTTCGATCCGGGTTTTCTCAGCTGACCGAATCTGAACAGGCCAGCACTGCTGAAGCAATTGCGGGGAAATATGCCATGAGCGGTTTCCTGGCAATTATGAATTCTTCTGAAGAAGATTGGAATAAGTTAGCCGCCGCGATTGATAATTGTAACGGTGCTGCTCAAAGCATGGCAGAAACCATGATGAACAATCTTTCCGGCAGCATGAAAGAATGGAATTCTGCTGTTCAGGATTTCCAAATTGCGCTATCCGATAAATTGACACCGACAATCCGTGAATTTGTGGATTTCGGAACGAAGGGGATGCGCGATTTTACCGAAGCTTTTGAAAAAGACGGCCTTGACGGAGCAATCGAAGTATTCGGAAAATTTGTGGAAGACGGTTCTGCAATGATTCAGGAAAAGCTACCTGTTTTTCAGGAAAAGGGTACGAAAATCCTTGACGCTATTTCCAAAGGAATTGAAGTAGCTTCCCCGACCATCGGCCTTGTGATCGGTACGCTCGGGGATATGGTAGGAAAATTCCTGGGCGATAATGCGCCAACGATTGTAAGCACAGTATCTACCGTTGCAAAGGCAATGGCCCCCGGCGTGATAGCCGCTTTTCAGGGCATTTTCCAAGGCTTGACGCAAGCTTTACCCGAAATCTGGAAGAATATATCTAGCGATTTTACAGGCTTTATCGGCGGTTTGCTTTGGCAGATGGAAGATTCCATGCCGCTTGTGGCCCATGCACTGGAAGGGCTGCTCGGCATCGAAAGCAAATCCGCTCATGATGCGCGGGTAGCATACGAAGCTGAATTGGCGGCATCTGCGCAAGCGGCTGAAACGTTTGTTGACAACGTGAACAGTTTGGAGCCCGCCCAGCTCGTAGCAACATTCGATGACCAAGCAAGCGAACCGATACAGTACGCCCGGGAAATCTTTGATGATTTTCTTGCCTATAACAATTCAGAAACCGGTATTGCATCCGCATTTACGGACAATTCCACAACGCCTATCAATTTAGCCCTTGAATACATCAATGATATTCTCGCCTATAACGGAACAAATATTGAAACGCTTTCTACCTTTGTTGACGAATCTTCCGATCCTGCTTTGCAGGCCATTGTCCGTCTGCAAGAACTGTCGGATATGTCGCAGAAGGATTATAAGTCTTTTTCCGAACATTCCAGCGAAGTTCCCGGCCTGGTGCAGACAATCCTTGAATGGCTGCATCAACTGGAAGGTGAGCAAGGCGAAATCAGCCATACTTCCAGCGTGCATGACGTAATCACCCGCTATATAACCGAAACAGACGGGAACAGCACTGCAAACACATATGTGGAGAATCAATCAAAAACAAACGCGGAAAAAAAGATTGAAAGGCTCGGCGGAAGCGGGAATTATGCTATTCACGCACGCTCCATGTATGACGGCACAATTCTTCGCGGCGCTACCATGTTCGGTTGGGACGCGCAAGGCCGTCCTCAGATCGGCGGCGGAGAAGGGCCGGAAGCCGTTGTGGGCGTGAACAGCCTGAATGAGCAAATCCGGGGCGCTGTGCGGGACGGTTTGTCCGGCATCGTGGGAGCCATTGCGCAGGCAATCGGCGGCAGGAATGAACAGCCCGTCTACGTGGTGCTGGACACCGGGGAACTGGTGGGAGCCATTGGCGGCAAGATGGACGCTGAACTTGGCAAGATCGGCGATTGGAAAGGCGGTGGCCGCGCATGATGGACACGTTGACATTTGAAAATGACGCGGGAAAAGTGTTCAGAATGACGGACTACGGCCTATTACTGAAATACTTTGACGCGCCGGAGCCTGCGCCGAAAACCTACATTGAATCCATCGAGGGCGCGGACGGCGATCTGGATTTGACCGAATGGGCGGGCGTGATCCGGTACGAGAACCGCCCGGTCACGTTCGGCATCCGGGATATGAATGATACCTGGTGGCGGGAGTTCGCGGCGTTTGCCAACGGCAAGAACCTGAAAATTACCCACAGCGATGACCCGGAACATTACTATTACGGCAGATGCACGGTGAAGCATCAAACCCGAAAGCGGGTAACGGATGTAGAGGTACAAGCATCCTGCAATCCGTACCGATTACAGCACCGGGAAACGGTGGTTACGGTGGACGTGACAAACAGCGCCACCGTGACATTGGAAGCGCTGGCCCGCCCGGTAACGCCCAGAATCACGGTGGATGCGGAAATTAACATTGAGTATGACGGCACGGGCATCACGTTACTGCCGGGGACACATACAGTGTATGATTTGCTGCTGACCACAACACCAAAAACGGTAGCTATTCGCGGGACAGGCAGAATCACCTTCGCTTGGCGGGATGGGGTGATGTAATGTATACCGTTCTGCTGGATAACGAATTGTTCTTCGACCCGCGCATAGACGGCTACCCATTGGGCACGCCGAAGCTGGAACGAGAAGCAAACAAGATCGGCACGCTTTCCTTCACCATCTATCCCCCGCACCCGGCGTACGGGAATATCGCCATGCTGACCAGCGGATTTTCGGTGCTGAAAGATGGGCAATTGATATACCGTGGACGGCCCGCATACAGCAAACGCACGTTCAAGGGCGCGATTGAGTACAAGTGCGAGGAGATCACCGCCATCATGAACGATTTCCAGTTCAGGCCCGCGCAAATTACAGGCGGCGCGGATGAACTGTTCCGGCAGGTAATAGCGTCCATCAATAACCGTTCTTCTGTGCAGTTCGCGCTTGGAACCGTCATGAACCCCGGCAATATTGATATAAAGACTGAGTACATGGGCCATTGGGATGTGCTGCAGAAATACCTTGTTTCTGAGTTCGGCGGGTACATTTTTCCCACGTATGAAAACAACACCGTCACTCTGAACTGGATGCGGGAAGAAGATTTGCCGGAAGCGGAACAAGTGATTCGGTTTGGCGAGAACATGACGGATATGTTCATCGAAATGGACAGCCAGGAAACGTTTTCCGGGATCATCCCTATCGGCGGCAAGCCGGAAGGCTCAGACGAAAAAATAGACATTACATCCGTCAATAGCGGGAGGGATGTGATCTATAACGCGGACGCGGTAGATCTGTACGGACAGCGGGAAATCATGAAAGAATGGCCTGATATAACAGACCCACAGGAATTGAAGGACATAGGGAACGCCTGGATTCGGGAGAACGCAATCAGGTTCCGGCAATCCGTTCAGATTTCCGCGATTGACCTTCATAACGCCGATTACAGCATCGAATCCTTTTCCTATATGCACCGTATCAAGGCCGAAAGCACCCGTCACGGGCTTTCTGAGCGGTATTTATTGAGCCGAGAAGAAGTGCCTTTGGACAGGCCAACAGGGACGAAACTGACGCTGGGAACCACCCGCAGAACCTTTTCTGATTCGCTGAAAGAAGGGACAACATGAACAGTTGGATTATCGAGAAAACCATCGACCTGAAAAAGCCGCCTCAGTCAAAGCCGGAACAGCCGTATCTGCTCATGCTTCCCGGTGATGAAAACGCGCACAAATGGAAAATCACCGTATTGGTGGACGGCGCCCCAGCAGACCTTTCCGGCTACACCGCTTCCGGGGAATTTCTGCGGCACAACAACACGCTTGTTACCTGTTCCGGGGCCAATGCCACGATTGAAGGAAATATCGTAACCATCACCTTCCGGGCAGAATGCTACAACGTGCCTGGCGGGATGCGCGGGGCCGTGCGTTTGTCCGGCTCTGCCGGGACGGTAACGCTTGCAGACCAAGCCTTTATCGTTCAGCCTGATATGTCCGGGGAAGTGGTGGTGGATGAGTATATTTCTTCTCTTGCGGCATTGCTGGCGAACCTTTCCCAACTTGAACAGCAGAACGAAATCGGGATGGTGCTTACAGCAATTTCAGGCATTATGACGGCGCGTGTGGAAGATACTACGCTGGTGATTGATAAAGTGGCTATTACGGACGCGGGCGCTTATGCCGCTGCTGTAGCCGCTGGTTATACGGGAACAGAAGCCCAATGGAACGCCTTTGTTGCTTCCGTGACGGGGAATCAGGCCATGATTACGCAGGCCAATCAGAACGCTTCCCAGGCGCTTACAACGGCAAACGCGAAAGCCGCTGTTACTTCTGCAAGCGTGACGGCAACAGCCAACGGATGGAGCGAAACTTCCCCCTATACGCAGACAATCCAATGCGCTATCGCTACCGCCACCAATAACCTGATTGTGGGTGTGGGCGGTGCGCTGACGGATGAACAGAAATCCGCTATTGATTTGGCGAACATTGTCTGCACCGGGCAGGGCGCGGGAACGATCACGCTGACAGCCTATGGCGCAAAGCCTGAGACCGATATTCCCATCAACGTATTGGGGGTGAACTGAGTATGATTATCAGTCAATTCCCTTCTGGCGGTTCCGGCGGTGCTGTCCCGCGCTTTCAGTATACCGGAACATATGAAACCGTGCTTGATGCTGGCGGTTGGAAAATAAAATTTCTTTCATCCGGCACATTAACCGTCTTTTCAAATATTGATGTAGATATTTTCCTTGTCGGTGCTGGCGGCAACGGCGATGGAAAAAGCGGATGGACAATTGTGCAGGATCACCTTGTGTTGACATATTATGGCGGCGGCGGCGGCGGGTATACACAAACCGTCAGGAATAAATCACTTACTGCAGGAAACACTTATGAGATTGTCGTTGGAACCGGGAGCGCATCTTCCATTAAGCCGGAAGCATCTTCCGAGTGGGGCGTTGAAAAATATGAAGCATTAGCCGGGAATGACGGCTATAGGAGAAATGGCGGCAGCGGAGGTTCGGGCGGCGCAAGCTCTGGGGAATATATGATTTATGATAGCGGAAAGTATTACGGCGGCATGAAAATGCTGCACGGCGGCACAAACGGCGGTAACGGTGAAATAATGATAGGAACACCAGCACAAGGGCAGGGCACTACAACCCGCGAATTTGGCGAGCCTTCCGGCGAATTGTACGCATCTGGCGGCAATAGTTATTACTCGGAAAGTGAGGCTCCCGCGGTTGTACCCAATAGCGGGAACGGCGGTCATGGCGGTGTTAATGGCATAGGCGCTTCCGGCATCGTAATCATCCGCAATGCGAGATAGGAGGGAAACCATGGCAATCATAGATAAAATCCAAATCGGCGGGGAATTGAAGGATATTGCGGATTCACAGGCCAGAGCAGTAAAAATAGATATTACTGGCAGTAAGCAAGTTCATGAAGGCAATCTGGCGGATCTAATCAAAACAAGCCGAACCATTGAAAGCGGGAATATTTTCTCCCAATCAACACTATTATCCGAAGGAAAATATGTGGATATTGGCGCTCAGAGCGGTAAACTGCTCTTGCGGGACAATACAAATTATGATTCCTATATCATTCCTGTGGACGGAAGCGTTTATAGCCTTTCTGGCTTCCGGTTCATCCTGCTTTTAGAAGCGGATCAAGAAACTCCGGTTGGCACTTTGCAGCAAAACCTTACAAGCATTGACACAACCGGCGCGGCGTACATGGCTTTGTCATTCGATAAAAGGAGTCAATCCGTAGATACGGTGCTGATCGAGCATTCGGTGTGGGTATACAAGATTCCCACCAACTGGGAAATGGCCGACAGCCGGAAAACCAATATCGTCAGCGTATCGGGCCCCTTGGCTGACGGCGGCACGCTGGAAATCGCGGGCCGCAGCGCCCTGAAGGATGGGGAACTGATTGCCTTCAAGGCCATGATCACGGCGTTTGGGAGCCTGCGCCTGAACTTCACCAACGGATCAACCGCAACAAATTATGTTGACATAGACAGCACCAATATTACCATCAAAAAGAACAATGCCACCCCGACACCTATTGCTCATGGGCTGACCATTCAACACGACCTGGCGCTTACGGTGCAGTTTGCCAACGGGCGCGTCAAAATTGCCCTGTACAGCGACGGCGGAATGTATACCGAAACGGTGGATTGGTATCAGCGGGGCGGCACATGCTCCCAGCCGCAGATCGTGTCTACGGGCACGACAGCCACCGAAGCAAAGATGGAAATCGTATACCAAAGCGCAAAGCGCGGCATTTGGTGGTTTGGGGACAGCTATGTGAGCATGGGCGATCCCGCGCGTTGGCCCTATTACCTGGTCGCGGACGGCTACGACAAAACGATCATGCTCAACGGCAGCCCGGGCATGACCAGCGGCGGGGCCATGATTTCCTTCAATGCGCTGATCCAGTACGGCACGCCCAAGCTGGCCGTGTTCGCCACGGGCATGAACGATGGCAGCGGCACCAGCACCGCGTACCTGACCAACCGGGCCACATTCATTAGCATCTGCGAAGCCAACGGGATCACGCCCGTTTTCTGCACCGTGCCCACGGTGCCCACGGTGAACAACGAAGCGAAAAACGAATGGGTACGGGGAAGCAATTACCGCTACATTGATTTCGCTAAAGCCGTGGGGGCCGATGCCAATGGAAACTGGTACGCGGGCATGCTGGACACGGGCGAATCTCCCGCTGTCCATCCAACCGAAAAGGGAGCCAAGGCACTGTATACCCAGGTGCTGATCGATCTTCCGGAAATCGCCAATATTTGACGGAGGCGAATGAATGATTACCGTAAAAGCATTTTTGCAAGGCGTACAGGATAACGCCGCCCGCATTCATTCCTATCTGCTGGGCCATTCAGGAGATGACGGGAAAAGCGACTGCATCGGCCTGATCATCGGCGGATTGGAATTGTGCGGTTTCCATTGGCCCGGAGTACACGGCAGCAATTGGTCGGCACGAAATGCCATGTCAACATTCGGCCCCATCAACAGCGCGTCTGAATGCTTCCCCGGCGAAATCGTGTACAAATCCCACGAACCCGGCGAGGCTGGCTATGATCTTCCATCCAGTTACCGCAATAGCCCCGACCAACGGGACTATTACCATGTTGGCGTGGTGACTTCTGTAAAACCATTTTGCATTACGCATTGCACGGGTGTAGACGGGGGAATTAAACGGGACAACGCCCTTGGGAAATGGCGCTGGGGCGGGAAGCTGAAATATGTGGATTACGATATGGAGGAAACGCCGATGGAACCTTACAAGGCAACAGTTCACGCCGAAAACGGCTACCCGGTGAAAATGCGGAAACTTCCCAGCGCTCAGAGCAGTATCATCCTGCAAGTTCCGCTCGGATCTACCGTGGAAGTGACGGGAGAAGTTGACGCAACATGGGCGGCGATTAACTATCAGGGGAAAGACGGCTATATGATGCGCAAGTTCCTGCGTAAGAGCGATTCTGAGCCGATTTCCGGCACGGCGGTAGCGGTGAATAGGGCAGATTTGGAAACCATGAAAACGGCCTTGGAAACCGCTTTAAACATCATTGATAAATTGCTTGTGGGGTGATACATATGCAGCCTATAGAGGGGATTACGCCGGATATGCTCTGGACGGCGCTGATTGTGCTGGTAGGCGTTGGCGGGCTGATTGTGCTGGGCGATAAGGTGGCGGATGTGTGGAGAAAGCACCAAGCCCGGAAACAAATTTCTTCCGGCCCGGAAGGCAAACTTGCGGACGAAATCAGCAAAAAGGTGCTTGATAATCTGGAATCGCGATTTGCGGACATTGACCGAAAATTCGCCAATGACAAGCAATTGCTGGAAACGCATACCCGGCAGATTGGCGAGATCAACAAACGGGTAGACAGCTTGGAAACAGGACAGAAAGCGCAATGCCGGGGGATTTTGGCACTTCTAAATCACGAACTGCATAACGGTAACACAGACGAAATGGAAGAAGCAAAAAAGGTAATTGTAAACAGCCTGATTGAGAAGTAAAGGGGGTGAACCCGTGAATAAGGTTGACAAAGCTTTCGCGGCGGTGTGCATAGCGGCAATCGTGCTTATCACGCTATCCCTGCTGTTCCTGCGCGGCGGTGAAGCGGAAATCACGCCCAGCGAAGCGCCGATGGAGCATACAATCATCGGCATCCAACGGGTGGATGTGGATTTGTACGCCGACCCGGTACAGGTGAGAATCGAAATCCCCGTGATGGAAACGGACGAATACGCCGTGCTGATTACGGACGGCTATCATATCGCCCAAGCTTACAACGTAACGCCCGGAAACGGGGAACTGTTCTGCCTGTTTCATCGGCGGGATTTGGCGAAAATGGATGGAACGGTGGGACTTTATTTGATATGGTTGGCGAAAGGTGGTGATGAATAATGGACAATGTGATTTACGCACACCTAAACGGGAAAGCGGTATGCAAAACCGCGCCCGTTTACCAGTACAATCACGGTATGAAGCTGGAAATAATCGGTGCGAACCTGCCTGACAATTACAGGGCGGACTTTTCCAACGACGAACACGGAACAAGCAAGGCCGTACTGGGAAGCGGTGCAAGCGTATCCGTGCCGTATGAATACTTCGTTCCCGGCAGAACCATCCATTGCTGGATCGTGCTTTCCGGAGAAGATTACACGGTAACAAAACTGCACATCATGATTCCTGTTTCCGGGCGTGCGCGGCCTACAGACGAAGAACCTACGCCAGACGAACAAGGCATTATCGATCAGGCCATTACCGCCCTAAACGAAGCCGTATCCGCTACCGGGCAGGACGTAATTGATGCTAACGCGGCGAAGGAAGCGGCGAAGGAAGCTGCAGAGGACGCTCAGGCCACCGTGCAGGCGATCCTTGATAGTAGTATTGCGAGAGTTTCGTCTTTGGACAGCACGGTGCTGGCGAAAGGCTCCGCAATCGAGGCCGTGGGAATCCCGGTTTATGTGGAAAACGTTTCCCAATATGCGGCCTACGGCATCACGGACAAGGGCTGGTATGTGTTCGCCCGGGTGGCGGCTCCTGCTGGGGCCAGCGTAACAGCCCATACCATCATCAACGGCGTGGCGGGGTATATTGCCACCATTGGCGAGGATCATGCGGACGTGGCGGTTCGCTTCGATACCACGGCCCAGAGCGTACCCGTTGCCATCTACTGGGGCACGGCGACGGATCACTTTATCTTCAAAGCGTCCGACCTGGCCGTGCGTAATCTGGATTATAGGGTAACCTTCTATATCTACGACATCGCGCCCTATTGCACCTGGACGTATGCCCTGACCACTGATACGGCTTTTGTGGCAAACAAGCAGTATTACACCAAGGACGGGGACGTGTACACCCTGGCCGATGTGGCAGTGGGCGAGGCGATTCCCACCGATACCTACTACAATCACAGCAAATTGCGCTTCGAGGGAATGACCCCCAACGTGACTTATAAATTAGATACGATTGTTGACTGTCCCATTGAAATCGTATTGCCCGAAGTTGCGGACGATGGGCATGGTGCTTGGTTTGAAATCCAGATGAGATACGATACAACGCGCAGTTGTACGCTGTTGCCTCCTACGGGCGTGAAAATTGGTACGGCTACCACCCAGGCACAAAGCGGCGGCATCAATACCATTGATTTGCAGTACACCATTGCTGGCGAAACAAAAATGTGGACGTTGCTCAATACGCACGCGAACATTCCGGCGTAAAGAGGAGGCGAACACAGTATGAACGAATGGGAGCAGGCTACTTACTGGCAGTACGAAAAGCTTCAGAATGATGGGAAAATCAAAACCATCAGCGGAAACTTCAATGACTTCGACGGAAAGATTACCGGGCATGTTGTCTTCGGCGTAAAGGCGTGGTTCGATGAAAACCCCGAAGAACGCATTCGGCTTGGCTGGGTGAAGCACATCAAACACAAAGTGGATAAGATGGGCCTTGAGTACAACAAACAGACCCAGTATCTCCAGCGGAGCGTGAAAATCATTGATGCGTATACGGTCGAGGACGAATATCATGTCCGCGATAAAACCGAGGAAATGATGCGCCGCGCGGAAGAATCCGGCGGTGCGAGTGACTGGATTATGTATGAAAACGGTACTATCGTTTGGGAGGTGGATGATTAACGTGGACAATCATGATCTGAATACGATGGCTGAAATTATGGCCGAAAAAGACAAGGAGCTGGCCAAGGGCCTGCCGCCCATGGACGAGGAAACGAAGGCCCTCGCCGAAAAAAAGCGCAAAACCTTCGACCTTCCGACCAACGCCGTGAAGGTTGACCCGCTTCGGTAAGGGGGAAAAGCATGTACGATGTAAAGCCTTTTACCACGGCACATCCCACGGCGTGCGGCCCCGCGTGCCTGAAAATGTTGTTGGCTTATCATGGTCATGACGTTGAGTTGGAAGACTTGATTACTGAGTGCAACGTTGGCATAGCCGGATGCACAGCCAATACATTAAAGCGTGTAGGGAATGCCCACGGGTTAGATATTACTCAATGGAAAATGGATGCGGAGGACTGTCTTAAACAGGACAGGCCCGCAATTCTGTGGTGGCACTATCAGCACTTTGTTGTGTTCTGCGGCCTTAACGATAAGGATGAGCCTGTGATCTGCAACCCAAGTTGCGGGCGCTATGCCATTTCACGGGAAACTTTTGAAAGGGCCTTTTCTGAAATTGCACTGTTCAACGGCAAGCCGGATGAAGCGATTCCTGAAGATTATTGGGGAGAAAACAATAACGAAACCGAATATGTCTACAATTGAAAGGAGAATAAACCATGAATTACATCATCATCGAAGCCCAGACTGATAACGGAACCACCGCCATTGTTACTCCTGCCGTGTATTCTGACCGTGTGGAAGCGGAAGCAGTGTTTTTGGAAAAGTGCGCGTATGCCAGGCGTTCCGGTTTAGCCTGCCACTCTGTAAGCTGGCTGGATCAGGAAGGAAAATTGATTGCGCATAAGTGTTTCAAGCAGTGAACATGAAGCGCTTTTGCTTCCACCGCTACAAATATTTTGGTTACTACCCGGAAGGGATGAAAGGCGAGTACCTGATACTCACGTACCGTTGCCAAAAGTGCGGGAAAGAGAAAACAAAAACAGTTGGGCAAAAATGACGGACGAAATTCTATTACTGATACTTGCCGTTTTCGCCGTGCTGTGGATTACTGGCTTCTTCCATGCCGTTCTCATAGACGGCTGGAAACCATGGCACGGCTGGAAATGGTGGGAATAAAAACGAAAGGGTGATACTATGATCGACTGGAAAAACATTGCCGAACGTGCCCTGTGGACATTCCTGGAAGCATTTTTGGTGGCCCTTCCCGCCACGGTATCCGTTGACACCTTCGGCGGTGCGGCGTGGAAATCCGCGCTTCTGAGTGCCGCGTGTGCTGGCATTTCCGCGCTAAAAACGTTCGCCATTGAGGTTATCAAAAGTCGGAAAGACAAACCGCCCGAGATTGACGGATGATGGAGAAAATGGTATACTGTTCCCATAAAATTATGGGAGGGCAAGAGCAATGAGCGAGCCTAAGAAGGACTTTTCCACCGAGCAGGAAGCCGTAACAATTCCGTTTTTTGTGCATGAAGCAGCAGTATCGAGAATGGAGAGAGTAAATAAACGGCTATGGATTTCCTTGCTTATCATTTTTGTTGCGCTGATCGGCACAAATGCGGGCTGGATTATTTACGAAAGCCAGTTCCAAGATGAAGTTTATACCTATGAACTGCAGCAAGATTCCGGCGAAGGTGGAGAAAACACATACACCAACAACCGTATTATAGTAGGCGGTGATTACAACGGCGAAGCAAACGGTGAAAATAACAGTGAAGCGGCGGGTGCTGAAAACATCACCGTCGCAGAAAACATGCCCTAAATGCGGCGGCTCTGGGAAGGTGAAAGCGTGACCCTTCCTGAAACTATGGGCCGCACGGAAATAGAAGCCATTATCGACGAATGGGTGATAGGCCGAAACGCTGAACGCAATAGGGCAATTCTCAAACGCCGCTTGATAGACGGTATCACCTATGAGCGCCTTGCAGAAGAATTCGACCTATCTACCCGCTACACCAAGGAAATTGTATACCGATGTGAACACCGGATTTTCCGGCACTTCCCCGGCTGACGCTGGGGAAGTTTTTTATTTCTCTTTTTTCCGCCACCCGTCACTCTTGACCGCTTCGGCGGTCTTTTTTGTTACCATAAAACACAACACCACTTTTTGATGCTGAAAGACGCACAAACATAGCCCTTGGCGCTCATCGTCAGGGGCTTATTTTTTTGCGAAAATTTGAGCAAAAGGAGGGCTTACCGATGCATGAATTTATTGCCCGGCTGATTGACTGTGGAGTACCGCGCAAGGTGGCGGCTTGTGTATGTGCCGATTACG